GGCCCAAACGGTGATAGTACCTAAAAGGTTGCCTCCCCCTGAATCATGCCCGCCAGATGCTCTAGGCGGCCCGCACAACGCTGATTCAGACATGCCCGCTAGGGTACTAGCTGACTCATGCTGCCTATGCTCAGAGGCGCTTAAATCAGGCCTGCCCGCATGGCTGCTAATCCGGCCATGGGCGGGCGCTGCTATACCGCGCCCCTATGCTCCGCCTGCCTGCCTGCCTGCCCGCCTGCCATGGGCCGCCCTAGCGCCCGGACGGCGGGCAAAAGAAAAGGGCCGCCGGGATCAACCGGCGGCCCTTGATTCGGCCTAGCTAGGGGCGGGCGCTGCTAGGGCAAGGCGGCCCGGACTCGCTCGATTGCATCGCAGAACGCAATCACCGCATAGCTGGCAATGTAGATCGCAGCACTAGCGCCCATGACGCGCGCCCCTATGCCGCTAATCAGCAATCCAATAATCCGTTCCATCAGACGCGCCCCCCTTGGATAAGGCGGAGCGGAGCGCCCGCCCGTGCTGCCTCATATCGGGCAATCCAATTGCCAAGCGCGCCCATGGCCGCCCGCTCTAGGACTCCCGGCTTGGCTTCCACTAGGGCCGCCTCTGCCTTGGCTTCCCAGAATGCCCGCCGCATGGCTGGCGCGTTGCGCTGCATATGCTCCCGCGCCAGCCGCTCCGCCCGCTCCGAAAGCGTTTCCATCGCCCGGCTTCCGTTCCTACGTTCCATAATTCGACTCCTCTAGTTCCGCCGCTCCGAAGCGGCAAAGCCGCTTTTATCCGGCTTCCCCTATCAAACGATTAACAGGCAGGCGGAGCGCACGGGCCGCCTGATTCCAGTCGCCTTCGCTCGAATAGCCGTCAATCCAACTGGACTCCAGCCAGCTAGGGCAATCCGCCCATGACTCCGCCCGCTTGTCCCTTGCTTCCCGGATTGCCTCTAGGCGCGTCTCTAGGGCCGCTTGCAGCGCTTCGCAGATAGCGCCCGCCCTATCACGGCCCTTGCGCCCGGCGGCCCGCATTTCGCCTAGCAGCGCCAATGCTGCCTTGCGCGCTTCGCCTGCCTCTTCCATCCGCCGCGCGGCCCTAGCGCCCGCCTGATAGGCCGAGTCCTCTTCCCGCTGGCTTTCCGCTGCGCAGCGGGCGATTTCATCCGCCCGGATTGCGCAATCTCGCAAATCGTCGGAGTCGTCCGCCTTGTCCGCTTGCATGATCTCCGCCAGCGCCAGCGCCGCGCTTCCGGGATTCATCTCGCGCCCGCCTTCAAATTCGGCAAAGCCGGGAACTAGGCGGCCATGCGGCAAGCGCCAGACTCCGCCCCTAAGCGTTTCGTGCTCGCCTTCCCGGTTATACCATCCCGTATGTTGCACGGCGCGGCCCGCCCTTTCGTCGGACCATCCGACAAAACGGAAGCCAAGCGCTTCCGGGCGCTCCGCCCATTGCAGAGTCGTTCCGCCGCTCCGCCATGGCGCGCCTAGTCCCGCTCCGCCGTCATAGCCGTCCGCATAGCCGGGCAGATAGACAGCCGGGAGCGCCAGCGATCTCCGCCGCGCTTCCGTTGCCGTATAGCCGCGCTTGCGGAAGGCTCGATAGCGGCGGGCGATATGCTCCGCCTTGCGCTCCGCCGTCTGATAGTACGTTGCGGGATTGCCGATAGTCGCGGGACAGAACGGGCCAACGATATGGCGGGCGAAAATGTCAGTCATGCGAGTCATTACGATTCCTTTCAAGAATAGTTGGCGTTTGTGCATAGCCGTCAAAGTATCCCATGGCGTAACCAATGAACCATGCGACGCTAAGCATTATCAGCAAGCCGGGAATGCCAAACGCAATCTTGTAAATCCGGACTAACCGGGAAAGCGCTTCCCGGTTAGCCTTGTTCTCCGCTGGCGTATACTTACGCAGCACTATGCAGCGTCCGATTCTTCGGAAATCATTTCCGCCGGAGTCGCTAGGCAGCCAGCAACGCCAAGGCGCTCCGCTAGGCTAGAGACTTGCGCCCATTGGATTGAATGACAGCCAGCGACGAAATCACCGCTAGGCGCGATGCTATCGACGCGGAAATGCCCGACTCGTATCTGGCGCGGCAATCCGTGACTGTTGCCGTCCGGACGCCATGCAATCCGCTGCGCCCGGCAATAGGCGACAATCTGGAAAACGCGGAAGGCATGGCGCAGCGGAACTTGAGCGCCCATTGACGTTGCCAGCGTTCCGCCCGTGACTTGGCAGCCGTCAATTTCGGGCGCGATGGCACGCAACAGCGGGCCGCTTGCTTGCTCGATATGGCGGACAACGGAGTCGGACAATTCGCCCGCTTCCCATGCGGCCCGCTTTTCATCATCGGACATTGCCGCAATGCGTTCCCGCTCCGCCCGCTCCGCTTCGCGCCGTGCGATCTCCGCCCGCTCCGCTTCCGTGCGCAGCGCTTCGCGGATAGGCTCTAGCTCCGCCGCTATCGCTTCGCAGCGGGCCGCTATGGCAGCCGTGCGGGCCGCTAGGGGCGGGCATAGCTGGAGTCCGCGTTCCTGTCCCCATGGCACGGCTGGCACAACATGGCCGGTTATGGAGTCGAGCACGCGCATTCTCTGCCTGTCTGTCATTTCGTCGAGATAGCGACTCCCGTCCGGCAATCCGCCCGCCCATGCTCCGCTTGCGACAAGCTGGCGATAGTGTCGCCTGCCTTGATTGAAAGAGCGGAGATTGCGCAGCACGGCGGAGCGGGCGGAGCGGATTTCCTGCCTTTGCTTTTCCTCGCCTTCGCGTTCCGTTGCGATTGCGTCCGCCTTGGCGAATAGATTCTCCGCCCTTAGCCGCAAGGCTGGCGGCATATGTACGCCAAGCGCGGCAATTTCGGAAATCAGATTTGCCAGCGCCCGCCAGCCAGCGCCCGACTCCAGCGCAAGCGCGGCTTCCCGCTTCGCGTCACCGTCCGGACCATCATAGCCGGGAACAAAGCCAATGCGGCCCGCCTTGAATGCCCGCAAGCGCTGCAATACGGCCCGCGCTTTCGTCCGATTGCCGGGATTCCCGTATCTGTCCGCGTCCGCCCGCGCTTTCGCGGCAATGGCGCGCAAGGCTTGCTCCCGCTGCCATAGTGTCGCGCGGACTCGCTTGTGCGCCTTCGGAGTCGCCAGCCGGGCGGAACGGCAATCGGAAATCATTTCGCGCAAGCCGCGCTGTCCGAAATCCTTTGCGCCTTGCCAAGCGCTAAAGAGCATAACCGGCCATGGGCGCGCTGCGATCTCGCGCCCTTCGCGAATCTGGCTGGCTTTCAACCGGGCCGCATTCGTCCGCGCTTGCTTGTCCGCCTTGGCAGCCAGCCGGGCGCGCATGGCGGCCCATGTCCCGCGATAGCCTATGGCGTTCAACAGCCATGCCGCGCCGTCATTGTCCGCCGCGATGCTTTGCCAATGCTTCGCCAGATAGCGGCGGATATTCTGAGCATGATGTTCGGGAGCGCCCTTGTCCGCCGCGCGGCGGATAGCGTCCGTAATTTCGTCTAGTTCCGGCAAGTGAAAGCGCCGCTCGATATGCCGAGTCGCGGAATAGGCAGCATTCTTATGCTTGCCTTCCGTTGTGATGCTTGAGCGGCTGGAATTGAGAAATACCGCGCCATCTTTCGCGAAGATTCCGACAGGATAGTGAGTCCCGTATGAATAGAGAATCGCGCCGTCGAAATAGAAATTGCCGTTATTGCTGCGCCCGTGCGGCTGGCGTTGCTGCGCCCATACGTGCGCAACCATGTCATTGCTGAAAACTGTCTGAGTCATGTCGATTCCTTTCCTGAATTAGTTAGCTTTGCGGCGATAGTCGCGCGCCATGGACTCCAGCCGGGCGGCCCGCGCTTCCCATAGTTCCGCGTCCGCCGTCATTCCCGCATGGCGGGCATGGGCCGCCGTCACGAATGCTTGCGCGGCCCTATCCGCCAGCGCTTCCGCCCGTTCGATTAGCGTTCCGTTCATTAGTTCGACTCCTTGCCAGTGATTTCCGAAAGCGCCTTTTGCGCGGCAACATACTTGTCCGCCATCGCGGCCATGCGCTGCAATTCTTCGCGGGCAATCTTGCGGCCCGTTGCCGTCCCGTTCTCGAGTCCAGCGATCAACAGCGGGAGAACGGCGGCCCATGTTGGCGTTAGATCAATCGTCCGGACGGGCGCGGCTTGAGCGCTAAGCGCTTCCGCGTTGTCCAGCTTGAGCGGAGCGGCGGGCGCTCCCGCGCTATTCGTCCCGTCGTTCATGGCATAGTCAACCGGCTGGCTGGCGGGCGCTCCGCCCGAGTCCCGTTCCCGGCATTCGGCGACAAAGGCGGCCCGATAGTCCGCCAGATGCTCGACAGCCGCGCCCGCCAGATATTCCCGGACATAAGCCAGATGGTTTTCCGGAACGGCATGGCCGCGCTTTGCGCCCGTCATGTATCGCAGCATAAATTCCGGCTTCCGTCCGCCGCGCGTTGCGGAGACGTTGACTCGATATTCCCAAATCTGCCCGCGCGGCGAAGTGACGGAAACGACTCCGTCGAACACAACGCGGCTTTCGCCGAATGACTGGCGCACGGGAGCGGAGTCCCATGCAACGGAATAAGTGAAGCTAGCAACCATGTTCGACTCCTTGTGTCGCGGCCCGAATCGGAAGGGGGGCGGGCCGCTTCCCCATAGCCGTTAGACAGGAATTTCCTGTCGAAAGCAAATCCTTTCGCCATGCGGAATCCCGCACGCTGCGCATGGGAGTCCATGCCCGCGCCCGCGCAGGCAACGCGCACGTCGCGCGCCCGTACACGTATGCGCGCACGCGCACGTAAGGGCCTGCACCCCCTCTGTAGTGGTGATGCCCCCCTGTAGTGGTGATGTCAGTCACCCCCTCTGTAGTGGTGACGCACGACCGACCCCCTCTGTAGTGGTGACGCGGCAGTCCCGAGACCCGATCCAGCCGCACCCCCTCTGTAGTGGTGATCGGAATACGCGATTGACTTTTCCTGTCGAATGCTTTACGGCCACCGGCTCTGTCGAGACCACCCTAGCAACGGAGCATCGGTTAACCATGCCAGACCTTGAACTGGAAAAGCACCCCTACAACAACCCCCGCTACGCCTCCATGATCGACTCCCTGCCCATCGGGGAATCCTTCTCGACCGTGCAGCGTATTGATCTTGCCTTCGGCATCGGAGAGGACGACCGGACCAAGCACGTCGCGGCTGTCCGGGATCGCATGGACAGCATGGTGGGCCGCTCCCGGAAGAAGCATCCGGGACGCAAGTTCACCGTCGAGACGTTCACCTCGCTCGGCACGCGGGGAGCCGTGATGTTCGCCGTGGCCGTGGCTACCCGCATTTCCTGATTCGGGGAGAACCTGCATGGCGAGTCCGTTCAGCGGATATATCAGCAACGACGGCAAGGCGTTCGAGAACGAGATCGACGCTGTTGCCCATGACGTGAAGCGCGAGATCGAGAAATCATTTCCAGAAATGAAGACGATCCTGCGTCACGACGCCAACTTCAACCGGCTGCTCGAAACGCTCCAGCCGCTCACCGATCTCATCCATCAGGATCAGACCTATCCTGCGGAGACCACCCTTGAGCCGGGGAACCACCCTGCGCCCAAGCTGCTGCCGGGGCAACTGAACGTAGAGGTGCCGGGCTACTACGATCTCACCAAATTCGAGTATCACGCAGGCGCGGACATCACGCAGGTCTATTTCAACGGCGAACCGGCGGTGCAAACCAAGCCGGGCGTCTGGACCGCGCCGAGGTGCAGCGAGGACGAGCACGACTGGGAGACCGGGCTGTGCAACGGCCTTGTTGACCGCTGCCGCAAGTGCGGAGAGGAGCGAGCATGACGATACTCCTGTTGACCGATCAGCGCACACCCGAGCAGAAGGCTGCCTATGCAGCGGTGGAGCAGTATCGCAAGGCTTATCCCGAGCTTGCCGGTATCTGGGAAAACCTGATGCCCCGCGACAACACGATGCTGGAGGCCTTGGTGCTCGACGGCGAGGTGTTCTATACGCCGACCGGACGGATTGTTTATCCGGACGCCATCAAGCCTGCCCGTCAGCAAGGCAAGACCACGTACACGGTATCATGCCGACTCGATGACATCGACGCCGCTAATCTGGAGATGGCGTTCTTCGGAACTGATTTCGCCAGCATCGAAGACCGCATCTTGCACACCCTCCAACGCAAGCGGGATTACCAGCTTGAGATGTACGCCCTTGGCGCACTCTACGGAACGCGGTTCGAGGACGTGGCTGCCGAGCCGGAGGTGAAACAGAACGGGCGGTCAGCCTCCTACCTCAAGCACGACAAGACGAAAAACCACCGCAGGCGGAGGCGCTGATGGCCCGGATCAGGTCGATCAAGATAGGCATGGGCCGCACCTACAACATGGGGGACTATGAGTCCTACCGCATCGACGGCGGCCTTGAGATCGAGCTTGATCCGGAGGAAGACCCGCTGGAGGCGGCCCGCCGATACTACCCGACGTTGCGCGAGCAAATGCGCGAGACCTACCGAGAGTTCAAACCCGTCCGCAAGGAGTCGAAATAACCATGTCCACGAAGCTCAACCCCGGTCGCTTCAACTGCCACGCAGCGGCCTATCCCGACGAGCCGATCTTCACGCTCCTCGGGCGTGATCCGGCAGCCCCGGCCACGATCAATTTCTGGCGTGCCGAACGCGCCCGGCAGGGCAAGATCGAGACGCAGGACGACACCGACCGGCTGATCGAGGCCAAGGCCGAGGCCGAGGCGTTCACCGCATGGCGCAAAGCGAACCTCGATCCGTTCGGCGATGGCGTTCCGACGTGGCGGCTGCCGCATACCGTGCCCGAGGGCAACCCGATTCGCGTTGAGCCTGCCGCCATGGAGATCAGCGTTCGCGCGGCCCTCATGGGCGTCGTCGAGATGCTGAACACCGTGCGGGACAAGGCGTCGGTCGTTCCGATGATCCGGCGAGTGCATCAAATCGTGGATGCCCTCGACGACAACATACCCTGCGTTCCGAGTCACTGGGATGTCGGAGCAGCCTATGACGCTCCGGAGGACGCCACCGCAGGCGAGCGCATGGTCATCGACAGCCACCCGGAAGACCTTGCGCACAAGCCCGAGGTGCCGCCGCACCGCTTCTCCATGTTCAACAAGGGCAAGGGCTGGGCCTACGCACGCGGGCTGGAGATCAACCCTAGCCACCTCCCGGACGCTCTCGACGCTATGGAAGCGGACGGCTGGGAACTCGTCAGCCTGTTCGGTCAGACCGAGTCGGATAAGGTCGGCTTCATCTTCAAGCGCAAGCTGCCGACGATGGTCACGGTCAACATGAGCGCGGACACGACCGACTTCCAAGAGCAATTGCGCAAGGTGATGGAGACGACCCCGGCATGGCCTCGGGATGTCCAACCTGTGTTCCGGTCGATCTACCCCAGCGACACGATGGCAACCGAATACGGAACCTATCTGCCGCCCGAAGCTGTCAAGTTCACCCCGCCGAAGATCGAGGTGCATATCGAGGGGATGTCGAACCTCGACGCCCTGAGCCTGATGGCGGTCCTCGAATGCCGTATGCGCTGGCTGCCGCAGGACTACGAGCAGGTCCAGATCGTCGGCCTGATCGGCGGCGATCCCGAGGCAGCCTTCGACTTCGTGCAGCACCGTGGCCGACTGGAGCAACGGAAGACCTTGATCGGCGATGCCGGAGGGTGTACGGAATACGGACGCCAACTGGAGGGCTGACCTGTGCCGAAGACTCGGACGTTCGAGGAAGTGTTGCGAATGACGGTCGAGGCCGTCGCCGCTGACGACGAGGAGAAGGTCAAGCACGGCTTGATGGCCCTCGGCCTGCACTTCTTCGGCACGTTCGAGCGGGCAGCGGGCGCGCTGGAGCGTATCGCCGACGCGCTGGAGCGACCCAACCCCCTCTGATCCGATAAGCCCGCCTGATGGGTCGCAGAACCGCCTGATTGGTCTTGACCCCTGTAGGGGGCTTGACCCGTCAGGCGGTTTCTCGTATGGGAGGATCAACGCCGAGTCGAACGGCGGCTACCAAGGAGTCGAAACCCTATGACCCGCCTGACGATTCCCGTCCTCGTCGAAGAGATCGAGCACGGAGACGACGAGGACCGGACGGTCCACCTCCCCGCCGAATATGTCATCTGTTCGCAATGCCGGGGCACGGGCGGCCACTCGCTCCGCTTCGGTGCCATTACCCAGAGCGACCGCGACGAGCACTGGGATGAGGACAGCTTTGAGTCCTACATGCGTGGCGACTACGACGAGAAGTGCGAGCCGTGCGATGGCACCGGCAAGGTGCTGATCGTGGATCGGGACGCCTGCCGCACCGACGAGCAGAAGGCCGCCCTCGCCAAGATGGACCGGGACCGCGAGATCGACGCCGAAATCGAAGCCGAGCACCGCGCCGAGATGCGGTACTGCTACGGCCCGGACGCCTACTGATGGGTCTCGACGAAGCAAAGGAAGCCTTGCTTCATCGGTGCGGAGTAGGCCGCCCCATCATCGAAGAGAAACTTCGTACAGACCCCATCGTCTATGCACTATTCGAGGTAGCCGCTCGGCTAATCGCAGAGAGGAAATGATTTCCATGTCCAAGGAAACATCTGAGTCCGTCGCCAGCATCGCCGGTCGCATCCTCGCCGGAGGCAACCCGCTCGACAACCAACAGGTTCTCCTCGTTCTGCGGGAAGAACTGGGCAAGGTCCGCGACATCCCGCATTGCCGTCCGCAATACATCGGCGAGGCAATGGCGGTTCTCAAGCCGTACTTCGACAACATGCTGACGCTCGCCGCCTCCTGTCTTGCGCAGACCGAGCACGAGACGATCAGCGTCCCGACGCCCGTCAACTGGGAGTACGTCTCGAACGCCATGGTAGGTGCTATCGAAGGCGGCTCGACCTACTGGCTAAACGCCTGCCACTCTTCGCTCGACGACAACAGCCGGACGCTCAAACGGGCAATCTCGCTGAACGACGGCATCTGGTACGCCGAAGCCTCGTACTGGCGGGAGGGCGGCAAGGCGCTGCTGCGCTACGACAACCCGGAGAAGGGGCCTAGCCAAGCGGAGCGGGAGATCGGCAAGACCGAAATCATTCTCGGTCTCCGCACCATGGCCGAGAAGTCACCGCAGCATTTCGCTGATCTCGTCAACGAGAACGACGATGCCACCACGCATGACGTGTTCATTCAGTACGTTCTCTTCGGCGAGATTATTTATGGATGAGCCGACTATCGGTGCGATCCTTCTGATCGCGCTCTGCGTCATTCTCGTTCTCCTGCCGCCGAAGTATGACCCGGCGATTCGGATTAAGGAATGGCAGATGAAACGGAACCGGCCTTCGTGCTTTGCCGACATGCCGCCCAACCCGCAACATCAGGCCGAATACGACTGCCCCGGCTGCGATCATCATGGCGACTGCTGGGCACTCACCAAGGGGAAAGCTGAATGATGTACCTCGTCGGTATTTCGGGGCCGCCGCGCTCCGGTAAGGATACTCTCGCACAACTCGTGCGACGACACTTCGTCAACGCCAAGGTGCGGACGCAGGTCCATTCGCTTTCGCTGCCCATGCGGCTTGCGGTCTACGGGATGCTCGGTCTGGAATACAGCCCGGAGCACTACGAGGCAAACAAGGACTACGAGTTCGACCTGCCCGGCGAGCAGCGCTTCACGACGATCCGGCGCGAAATGATTTCGCTGTCCGAGGATCATGTCAAGCCGCGCCTCGGTCACGGGTGGTGGGGTCGAGCGCTATGCAATCGCGTCACCCCCGGCACGCAGCTTGTCATCGTCCCTGACATGGGTTTCGATTCCGAGCGCGAGGTGTTCGACACCACCCTGACCGACTGCCTCTGGATTCATCTCCAGCGTGACGGCAAGGATTTCTCCGGGGATAGCCGCAGTTACGTCGGCAACGGTCCCCGCGTCCGGAACAACCGCTCGCCCGAGGTGGCGGCTGACCGGATCATCACGCACATTCAAGAGAAAGGCTGGTTCAATGGCTAAGGAAGAGTTCATCCCGAAGCTGTTCAGCGCGGCGCACAAGCAAGTCATCAAGCAAGCCAACGCGATCATCGACGAGTACGAGAAGCTGGGCTACAAGCTGACCCTGCGCCAGATTCACTACCAGTTCGTCGCCCGTGACTGGTACGAGAACACGCAGCAAAACTACAAGCGGCTCGGCAATGTGCTCGACGCGGCGCGCAAGGCCGGTCGGATCGACTGGGATGCTATCGAGGATCGCACGCGCACGCTGCGCCGCATTCAGGTCTGGGATAGCCCGGAGAACATCATGGAGTCGGTCGCCGACAGCTTCCGGCTCGACCCGTGGGATCACCAGCCGACGAAACGCAGGATCGAAGTCTGGGTCGAGAAGGACGCGGCAGTCGGCGTCGTCCAGCCGACATGCAATGCGCTCCGGGTGCCCTACTTCTCCTGTCGCGGCTACTCGTCGTCCTCGACGCTCTATGAGGCGGGCAAGCGGCTCCGGGCCTTCGCTGACGCAGGCTACGAGACGCTGGTCCTGTACCTCGGCGATCACGATCCGAGCGGGGTCCAGATGACCGAGGTGGCCGACGAGCGCGTAAGCCTGTACGCCCGGAAGAATATCGAGTTCCGGCGAATCGCGCTGACGATGGAACAAATCGAGGAGCACAACCCTCCACCAAACTTCGCCAAGGAAACCGACTCGCGGACCAAATGGTATGTCGAGCAGTTCAACACCGATGACTGCTGGGAACTCGACGCTCTCCGGCCACAAGTCGTCGATGCTCTCATTCGTGCCGAGATCGAGCCGCTGATCGACCGCGAGGCGTGGGATAAGACCCTCGCCGAAGAGGAGTCCGATAAGGCGGTCTTCAAGGACATCATCGACAACTGGGCACGCACCAAGGCCGCCCCGGACTTGTATGAGTTCGTCCGAAAGCAAACCGGCATCTCGGTTGAGCAGGATGATCTCGACAACCCGGAAGTCGATGCTCACGATTACGCGGTCGAACTCGATACAATCCGGATCGAGGCCGACGATCTTCTCGACAAGCACGGACTAAGCTAAGGGGACCGAAATGATTTCCGTACATGACCATGGGCACGTCAAGCTGCTGAACCTCGCCGGGCCGACACCCCGAACGCACGACTACAGCAGTCCCGAGGGCGGTTACATCCCGCGTATGTTCGATGCCGATGACCGCGACCCCGCCAACGCGGCGCGCATGTCGTTCGATCAGATGGACAGCGGGCGGACGCGCGAAGCCGATCTCAAGCTGTGCGACTACCTGATGAAGAACCATCACACCACGCCGTTCGAGATGATCGAAGTCTGGCTGGACATGAAGTTGCCGATCTTCGTCGCCCGGCAGTTCGTCCGTCACCGGACGGTCTCGATTAACGAGGTGTCGGCGCGTTACATCCTGCTCCCCGAGGAGTGGTACATCCCGGAGATCGTCTACGCCAAGCCCGACAGCGGCGCGAAGCAAGGCCGGGCGCAACCGCTCCCCGCGATCCTCCAGAACTGCTTCAAGTACGATCTCGACAAGGCCTGCCGAGAGAGCTACGAGCGTTACCTGCATTACGCCAACGCGGGTGCGGCTCCTGAGCAGGCCCGATGCTTCCTGCACGTCAACCACTACACGCACTGGCTTTGGAAGCAAGACCTGCACAACATAATGAACTTCCTCCGGCTGCGCGATCACTTCCACGCGCAGGGCGAAGCCATCGACTATGCGCAGGCCGTCGATACACTGCTGCGCGAACAGCTTCCCGACCTGATGAGCCTGTACGACAAGTACCGGCGGCAGAAGGTCCGCGAAGTCCTCGCGTACATGGTTACGCCGCCCGATGGGCAGGCCTTCTTCTCGCCGGTCTCCGCCGAGCGGATTACCGAGGACGACAAGGCCCGAGGCTGGCTGGAGTTAGCGCTGTATGGCGAGTGACCAGCGTCAGAAGCCGTGGCGCAAGCTGCGCGCCGTCGTCGAGGTGACGGTGCCGCCTACCAGCCGCGCCGACGAAAAGGACTTGGTATACCTTGTCCAGCAGGCCTTGCCTCGCGAACTCGCTCTCCCTCGACCCATCCACGCCAACGCCCGGCTCTGCTCGGTACGGGTGCGCGCGTTCGGACCCTACTACCGAGCCGAGAAGGTAAAGGAACGCCGGAAATGATTTCCACTGCACTGGAAAAGGCGATGCAATTGTGTCGCGACTTCAAGCTACCCGCCCTCGTGCGCGGGTCGATCATGGACCCGGACTGGGTTACGAAGGTGATGGCCTTCCATGACTTCTACAACGTCCCGATGCTGCCTCTCGGGCACAAGGATCGCAAGTTCCGGCATATGTCGGCGGAGCGGGTCGCCCTGCGTATCGGCTTTCAGGTCGAAGAACTCGGCGAGGCGTTTGAGAACGGGCTGGGGATCGAGATGACCCCGATGTACGCGGTCCACCTCGGCGACGGCAACACCTATCGCACGCACGACCTGCTCGACGCGATCAAGAAGGCCGAGGAGCACGGCAAGCTGCGCGACGGCAAAGAGGTGGCCGATGCTGCCGCCGACTCGACATACTTCTGGATTGGCTTCCTGTTGGAGATGGGTTACGATCTCCGGACTGCCATGACCGAAGTCCACGCCTCGAACATGACGAAGCCCGACGAGGAGGGCAACCCGATATATCGCGAGGACGGCAAGGTTCTCAAGGGACCAAACTACATGGAGCCGAATCTTGTGGTGGCTCTGGGGCTGGAGGACTGACATGCCGAGCGAAGAGAAAATGCGCAACCCGTACCCGATGCCTACGGCAGCCGAGGTACGCGACTGGCAATCCCAGACAGACCCGGCCACGGCGGCGGCCCGCAACGTCTATGCTCGCGGCACCGATGGCCTGATGAAGCGGCCCTTCCTGCGCGGTGACTCGGATCACGCGCCGGTATTCAAGGGCGTCCGTGATCTCGTCGAGGCGCAGATGCGGCTTTGCCTGCTGATCGACGAGGCTAACGCGGTCGAGCAGCGCGGCGCTCCAGTCAAGCTCGACGCAATCATCGACGCGAACGCCGAGGTGATGGCGATCCTCGAACATCACGGGTGCTCGGACTAGCGCCGGGGTCGCGAAAAATTTCGGAACAAACACAAAGGCCAGAATCGAATGAGTCGGGGTTACGAAATTGATCCGGAACTAGATGATAAGAAGAACCATGTCCGGCGATCTCGTCAACTCCGACTCCATGAGTGCCACTGGCCCGGCTGTGAGGTGCAAGTTCCGCCCGCTAAATGGGGCTGCTATCGTCACTGGATGATGCTCCCCAAGTACCTGCGCGATAAAATCTGGGCGACGTACCGGATCGGGCAGGAGAACAACTACACCCCCAGCCGCGAGTACGTCACCGTGGCAAAGGAAGTCCAGCTATGGATCAGCATTCATCTGAGCGGCCTCTGACGTTTGTCGAAGTCGCGGGCGTGATCTACGACGCCCCCAAGGTCCGTGACCTGCGCGAGACGCTTATCCAGATGCGCGATCACTCGCTCAACGCAGGCGCGATGGACTGGGCCGTCCCTCTCTCGCACAACATCGCCCTGCTGGATCACTTCGCCAATCTTCTGGAGCCGAAGCAATGACCGAACCTACCAACATGCACCTCCACGCGGACGGCGGCTACTACTACCTGCTGAACGCGGACGCACCAATGAAGCACCCCGACTCTGGTGAGTGGATACCCGGCGTGATCTACGTCGGCGTCGATGGGCAGATGCGATCCACGGCCACGGCGCGCTGGACTGATCGGTTCCTGCCCGTGGCCGAGAAGGACATCCCTGACGATCCCGAGGTGCAAGCGCTCTGGCGGCGGTGCAACCCTGATCCGGACTTCAACATGACCGATGTCTGGGCCTCGTGGCATGAAGCCGAATCGGCAATCAACTCCGAAGTGATCGAGCTTTCGGTCGCTGCCATGCTGTCGGGAATCGCCTTCGGAGATACCAACGGGGTCACGTTTGTCCTAGACCGGGACGGCGCGCTCAACGTGACGCAAGCCCGTGTCACCCTGAAACCCCAGCATTTGCGCAATGTTCTCGTGAACTACGAGGTGAAGCGCGAGCCGCATGACGACGGATACGTCTTCACGGTGCGTCCGATTCAGGCTTGACTTCCGAAATCATTTCGGCGTAGAGCGGTCTCGTTCCAAGGAGTCGACATCATTGCCTGACATCGGACACAACTCCGGCGACGACACGTTCAACGTGAGCGACGACGAACTGGCTGACGCGGACAGCGAGAACCAGCTTCGTCAGTTCTTTGAGCGGATCGACCGTCTGGAGGAAGAGAAGAAGGGCATCGCTGACGACATCAAGGACGTATGGGCCGAAGTGAAGGCTTCGGGTTTCGACACGAAAATCGGTCGCCGGGTTTACGCCCTCTGGAAGATGAAGCCAGACGACCGCAGGGAAATGGAAACCCTCGTCGATACCTACAAAGCCTCTCTCGGGATGGATTGACCGCTGGAGATAGCAACCATGACTACCGTTACCCTTCCTGCCGACAAGTTCGACAAGACCATGACCTTCGTGCGCCCGGAGAATCCCCCGGCTCGCGTCCCCCTCGACAAGCTGGCCGTGCTGCCGGGCTTCAACACCCGCGTCAAGGACTCCGAATACGCCGAGCGCGTTGCGGGCGTCACGCACTCCATCGTGCAGAACGGCTTCTTCGACGACAAGCCTTTTGCTGTCACGATGATCCCGAACGACGAGACGATCTACATCTACGACGGCGAACACCGCTTCGACGCGGCGAAGGCCGCCGTGCTCGACGGTGCCGAGTTCCCGAACGGGCTTCCGGTCGCATGGGCCAAGGACGGCGCTACCGTCCGTGACCTGACGATCCATCTCGCTCGCGGCAACGAAGGCGAGAAGCTGAACATGGTCGAATCGGCGGCGGTTGTCCGTCGTCTGCTCGACATCGGCCTTGACAAGCCCGAGATCGCCAAGGAACTGAACCGTTCCGAGCGGCATATCGAAAACCTCATCACGCTCGCCACGGCGAATCAGACCGTCAAGAAGGCGGTCGCCGAGGGCAAGATCGCCGGGGCCGAGGCCGTCAAGCTGGTACGCAAGCACGGCGCGAAGGAAGCGGGCGAGAAGATCGCCGAGCAGGTCAAGGCCGCCGCCGAGAAGGGCAAGGCCAAGGCCACGCCCAAGACCATGGCGACCGGGCCGAAGATGAAGCGCGTCGAGGAGACGATCTCGCTGGCGACCGGCACCTCGCTCGCCGACGTGCTCAAGGCGGTCTCGTCGAAGCTCGGCGGCACGCTCAAGCTGGACGACGACGAGAATCTGACCGAGGACGGCAAGCTCGTCGTCGTGATGCACGTCATCGACCACGAGGGCATCGCCGCCGCCGAGCAGGCCGCCAAGGATCGCGCCGAGAAGGCGGCGAAGCGCGAGGCCGAGCGCGCCGAAGCCAAGGCCAAGCGCGAAGCCGAGAAGGCCGAGCGCGAGAAGGCCAAGGAAGCCGAGGCCAAGAAGAAGGCCGCCGAGAAGGCCAAGGCCGACAAGGAAAAGGCCAAGACCGCTGCGAAGGGCAAGACCGACGCAGAGGCCAAGCCCGCTCCGCGCCGCAGGAAGGCCGGACAGCAGGCTTCCGAGACCAAGGGTGCCGAGGCCCCGGCGACCGGCGGCGAAGCCCCTGCTCCCCTGCCTGACGAGAGCATGGGCGGCCTGTGATCTTCGGCGTCACGGGACACCGGGACGTAGAACAGAAGCCGGGCGAACTAGATCGGTTCGCCCGGCTTTCTGTTGCCCGGATGGTCTGCAAGGCCCCGGACCCGCTGGTCATCACCGGCATGGCGCGAGGCTGGGACTTGGCTGTCGCGCAGGCCTGCGTCGATCTCAAGGTGCCCTTCTGGGCCGCCGTGCCCTTCTGGGGCCAGACAAAGACATGGCGGGAATCGGACAAGGCCCGCTGGATGAGCCTGATCGACCGGGCGCAGCACGTCGAGGTAGCGGGCACGCTGGAGATGACCGATCTCTATCACAAGCGCGACCGCTGGATCGTCGAGCAGTGCAACGAGCTATGGGCGCTCAACAGCGGACGCCGCTCGGGCACCGACAGGACATGCTTGTACGCGCAGAACGTCGAGCGTATGATCGTCCCGCTCTGGCAAGACTGGCTGGAGTTTAGGAGAGCAACATGAACCAGCGTTTCCGTAGCGTCCTCCCCGGTCAGGCGAGCCTTCTGTCGCTCGCTCTCTCAGCCCGGAGCAACCAGCCGACCGAGCAGGCGACCGCCTCCCGCCACCGTGGCCGGGAGTTCAAGCTGACCGCCCCAGTGCTCGGTTCGCGCGAGCGAACTTGAGTTCCTAGACCGTCTCTGCTAGAGGGCGAATCGCGCTCCAGCGCCAGCAGGACGGTCTCGACACCCGTTCTCGTCTGTTCGGACGGCCCGCGTTACGGCTTCGACTCCTTGGCGCGGGCCGTTTTCCGTCATCCCAGTTCGTCAAACCAGCGCCGCAGCCAGTTCACGTCGTCCCGGCAATCCTGCCCGGTTGCCCGGAGATCGCGCAGATAGGTTCCGTTCTCCTCGTCCGTTACCTCTCCGTTCGGCCCGAGGCCAGCCGGGCGGCCCGGCTCCTCCTGACAGGTCAGCTTGTCCGCCGGAGGCCGGGGCACGTCGAAAGTCTTGCATCCGGCCACGAGGGCGCAGGCGGCGAGCGTGATAACGATCTTCCTCATCTCTTCTTCTCCGGCAGGTTGTCATAGTAGGACTTGGTGACGGGTCCGACCGGCTTGGCGGCTCCCGTAGGGTCGGCTTTCGCTGCCTCGGTTGCCGCTGTCTCCAGCCGATCTTGGCTATCGTTGAACTCGGCCTGATCGCTCGCCAGCGCCTTGTTCGCCTCCCGGTCGGCGTCGAGCACGTCTTCCGCGATCTTGTCGTTGTGCCGGTCGATGACGCTCTGGTCATAGGTACACTTGGCGACCGGCAGGACGACGAGCAGAAGCACGATGACCGCGACGATGATCCCGATTCGCTTGGCGTACTCCGGCGTCCATGCGCCGTCCTTCTTCCAGAGGCGCAGGAGCGCCAGACCAATGGTTGCAAACATGATTGTTCTCCAGCTAAGGGACGCCCTTGTAACCGATCTCGGTTGCCGATATAAGCCCCTTCGTCAAACAGGAGTCGAAGCATGGAAACCATTTCGGGCCGCCGACTGGAGATCGGTCCTCACAAGCAACGCATTCCCGGTTTCGAGACGCTGGACATCATGCGCGGACCCCTTGTGGATCACGTCGCCGATTGTCGCCGCCTCCCTTTCAAGGACGGCACCTTCGCACTGGTCTATGCTTGCCATGTGATCGAGCATATCGAATGGCCCGAAGTCGCTACCACTATCAAGGAATGGGCGCGTGTCGTCGAGCCGGGTGGCAACCTCGAAATCCATACCGTCGATGCCTACCGACTCATGTCCGATCTCTGCCATCTGGAGGAGACGGGTGAATGGCGCGGCAAGGATGTCGGGACGTGGCAGGACAAGCGTACCGGCGGCGATCCCTACCTATACAACGTCGGTCGCCTGATGAACTACGCCAAGGGCGGGAACACCTATCAGTTGCACCGCGCGCTCATCACTCCGAAGTACCTTGAGAAATGTATGATCGAAGCCGGGCTGACCGACATCACGCCTCTGGTGCGTGATGACATGCGGGCCGCCCGGCATAATTCATACATCAATCTCGGGCGCAGGGGGACCAAGTGCTGAACGTCCGGTCCTTCAACGATCTCAACCGCACTGTCGCCGTCAACCTTCACAAGCTCGACCGAAATCAGTTCGACGTGATCGTAGGCATTCCGCGATCCGGGATGCTCCCGGCTACCTTGCTTGCGACTCACCTCCAGCTTCCCTTGACCGATGTCGAGAGCTTCCGCGCCGGGCTGCTCTGGGGTCGCTCGGGGGTTAAGCTGCACGCCAAGCCGGGCGTTCGCGTACTGCTCGTCGATGACTCCTGCAATAAGGGCCGGGCGATGCAACGAGCAGTCGAGTTGATCCGGCCACGGGCGGGTCTCATCACCCGGTTCGCCGTCTACGGGCCGTATCAGGTCGAGCACCCCGAGGAACTGGTGGACATCGCGTTCGAGACCGTGCGCGGTCCTCGGGTCTTCCAGTGGAACCTCTGGAAGCACAAGCGCATGGAGCGCTGGGGATTCGATTTCGATGGCGTGCTGTGCCGTGATCCGACGAACCATGAGAACGACGACGGCCCGCGCTATATCGAGTTCCTGCGTAACGCGGAACCGATGCACCTTCCCTCCCGTCCGCTCGGCGCTATTATCACCGGCAGGCTGGAGAAGTACCGCGAGCAGACCGAGGAGTGGCTGCTACGGCGCAACGTGGTCTATCGCCGTCTGGTCATGTGCCCTTACGCGACCAAGGCCGAACGCATGGCGCGGGGCGGGCGGGGTCAATGGAAGGCCGAAGTCATGTCCGAACTCGGGCTTGAGTTCTTCATCGAAAGCAACCCCAAGCAAGCCCGGATCATCGCCAGCCGCGCAGGTCGTCCCGTCTGGTGTACGGAGACACAGGAATGCTACCAAGGAGTCGAACCATGATCTCTCTCATCATGCCCTACTACGACAACCCGACGATGCTGGAGCGCCACTATACCGAGTGGAACCGCTGGCCTGACAAACTGCTCGCCGAGTTCACCTTCATCATCGTCGATGACGGCTCGCCGACAACCCCGGCTCTGTCGGTCCCGCGCAACCTCAAGCCAAGCGTCAGGATCGGAATCTACCGCGTGATGGAGGATCGACCTTGGCACCAGCACGGCGCACGCAATCTTGGCGCGCACGTCGCCCCGGAAGGCTGGCTGCTGCTGACCGACATGGATCACATGCTGGAGCGCGGCCCGGCTGACGGGTTGATCTTCCGGCTCCGAGATCGGCAGCCGCCACTCGATCCTTTCACGGCTTATATGTTCGCCCGGATCGAGGGCGACACGCGCCAGCCGACGAAGAACGACAAGGGCGATCTCAAGCCGCACCCCAACAGCTTCCTGATGAGCCGTGATCTCTACTGGCAGGTCGGCGGGTACGACGAGAACTACTGCGGCATCTACGGCACCGACAGTCTGTTCCGCAAGCGACTGCCCCAGCCGATCAGCTATCTCGACGTGCCGCTGGTCCGCTACAGCCGGGACATGGGTTTCAAGGACGCCTCGACGCAGACCCTCGCGCGCAAGGAAGACCTGACCCGAGGTGAGCGGCGAGCCGCCGTGGCCGCTAAGAGACTACCGATCAAGACGCTCGACTTTCCATGGAGGCGCGAATGCTGACGGTCCTAACATGGTTGTGGGCGCAGCCCTCGTGCCGGACTCAATACAATCATCGGCACGTCAACATCTGGGCCGCGATGATTCGTCGGCACCTGACGATCCCGCATCGGATCGCCTGCGTCACCGACATCCCGGAAGGAATCGAGCCGGGGATCGACATCATCCGGCCACCGGGCGAGTTCGCTGGTATGCACACCTCACGCTGGCCTCGGGAGAAGCCGTCCTGCTACCGCCGGATCGCTATGTTCCGGAAGGACGCCGCCGACATCTTCGGCGAGCGGTTCGTCCAGATTGACCTTGATGTCGTGATCGGCGGCAACATGGACAGCCTGTTCGACGTGCCCGACGATCTCATGCTATTCCGGGGCACCAGCGAGAAGCGTCCGTACAACGGCAGCATGACTCTGATGACCGCCGGGTGCCGTCCGCACGTCTACGAGACCTTCACGTTCGAGGCAGCAGAGAACGCCAGCCGCATGTACGTGGGATCGGATCAGGCGTGGATGATGCACAGCCTCGGGCCGGGCGAGAAGACATGGGGTCCGGAGCACGGGGTCCATTGGTTCGGCTCGTCTTACCAGAAGGCTCCGCCTGCTGCTGACGATCTCCGGATGCTGTTCTTTCCGGGCCGGATCAAGCCTTGGTCCATGCCCTACAAGGATTCATGGATCAACCATCACTACAGAGATGCCGAGAGGTTCGATCCTAGCCGCGTCAGGCCGCAAACCGGACCCCGCCCGGTACGCAACCCCCCGCAGAGCCTTCGACAGCGCTCACGGGGCGCTACAGGGCCTCGGCGGGTCTAGCCCCCTAGAACGGTCAAGCCCCGCTACTCTGTTCGGGAGAAGCGGGGCTTGAAAGCCGGGGCCGGGAGGTTGGCGGGGCTTTCACGGCCTATTCCCCGCCTTCGATCAGATTCACCGGCATCGTGTCCGTCAGTCCGATCATCGCTCCTATCGGGTTATGGCATCGCAGCCGCCCGTTTCCGTCGCGATCCGATTCGTCTAGCCGATCTCGGGATCGCCGTCAAGCGGCCTCGCGGTAGCCGCCCTGCTGGAGACCCATCTGGAAGTCCACCGCGTAGGCCGCGATCTCGTCGTCCATATCCACGCCGTTGATGATGTCGCGGCTCAGGATGAAGGCGCGCAGGCTGGCGGGTCCGCTGGCAGGCAGGTCGTCCGGGAGCTTGCGCGTCGTAAACCAGCCTTCCACCATGCCGTAGACCATGACCATCGCGGCGATCCCCGGCTCCATTGCCCGGTCGGGATTCGCGACGAGATCAACGTCGATCCCGAGCGCCTGTAGCTTGGCGGTCGCCTTTGCGTAGTTGGTCTTGCCCGTCAATTGGACGTAGCCGCGCCCGGCGTACTTCGCGCCGTCGCCCGGATTCAGGTTGCCGAGTTCCTTGGCCTTCTTCGGACGGTTGCCCCGGATGTCATACATGCGGGTGTAGTAGGCCGTGCCGCCGTACTCCTTGACCGGCTGCATGGTATGCGCGGTCTCGTGATAGGCGGTCGCCAGAGCATAGGCCACGTAGCTGACCGGCCACCTCGCCTCGGCGCAGGCCCGGATGATCTTGTCGCAGCCCTCGAACTCCTCGGCGCTGATCTTCGGGCCGAGCATGTGATTGCCGCGCAGGAAGTCGTAGAACTTCCCGTAGTCCTCGAACGCGAAGCTCGCGTCGTCATTGTCCGCCGCTGGCACGGGCACCGGCTTGGGCGCGGTGACGACGATCTCCTCGACCCCCAGCGTCTCCAGCAGGTTTGAGGCCTGCGCTAGATGGGCCTGAATTTCACGAATGGTCTCTGGACTGGTCATCTCCGACTCCTTGGGGCTACGTCATCACAATCATCATCCGGCCTGTGCGCGCTGCTGCCCTGTACGGGCGGTACGCGAGGTTGGGGCGGTCTGCCGGTCGTCTGCGCCACCTCGGTCCTGTCGCCCTCCTGAACGGCACGAGAGGCCATCTGGACGCCCGAGCGCAGCAGCCCGGCGGTCTGGATCATCTTGACTACCTGCTCGGCGGACGGTGCCACCATGTAGAACAGGACGAAGATGAACTGTAGCCAGAGCAGCCGCAGACAGAGATCGAGCAGCGCGTTGATCCCGACACGCGGGTCAAGTTCGGCGATCCGAGCAAGCTCTATGATTGTGTAGATCAGGATGCCGAAGATCACGATCACGGAAACGAACGTGAAGACCCGCCTCCAGAACCAATTCGATTCCGGAAGCGGGTCTTGGAGATCGACGATGGCCGGGGTTTGCAGTTGGTCCGTCATCCGTGCCTCCGCATGGTGTCGTTCAAGTCCGTGACCGCCAGCCGGAGCTTCCGCATCTCGTCAATGAAATCCCGGTTGAGGCTTCGATGGTCCCGGACTTCCTCTACCACCTCTTCCAGCCGAATGCAAAGCGTCCGGCTTTGCTCCGTGGCAGCATGGTTTTGCTCGGTCCACTGCTGGATGGAAATCGTTTCGATGATGGCGGCGGAAAGGACTTGCTTCTTGTCCTCGGGCTGCATGTTGGTCTGCTCACCGCGCAGGAGCTTTCGGGTGTTCTGGATGCCCTTGAAGATGCCTGCGACAGCAGCCCCCAGAGCGATAATCAGAACACCGAGATTGGTTCCAATCTCTGCTAGATCAGTCGGCACGAACGTAGGGGAGAGCGGCACTGGTGACTCCTGTGTTTCTGCACCGCTGCATCTCCGCATACACCGCGTCTTGACCAGCCCGGTAGGCGGATAGCAAGTCAACTGCTACCAGCCAAGGATAGATCACCAGCCCGAGATTCGGAACCCCCGACTGATACACCGCAATCGAAATCTGCGTAAAAATGAACATCGACCCAAACGCGGCCACTGCGCGCCAGATGGGCGTCCGCGCATAGGCTCCGTTGATAAACAGGCCGAGGCCCCGAAGGAAACCCATCGCCACGGCGATGCTCCCCCAGAAGGGAGCCGGATCGAAGCCGAAGCCGTGGGCGATTCGCGACAGGCCTTGCAGCGGCTCCGAGGTGGCGGGCGCGATGAACAGGATCGGGTGCGCGAGAACGTAGAAGCCCCAAAGCGTGACGAAGATCGTCATCAGCCATTCGAGCTTCCGGGCAGGCCAGTGTTGCTTGAGAGATCGGACGATCACGGTGAACCTCGACTCATTCATGCCAGCCCCCTCGCGGAACAACGCCTAATAGCCGGGGATAGTTCCCAAGGTCAACCCTGAGAACAAGTATAGAACAAAGTCAATTGACGTTTGCCCGCCAACGTCTTTTGAAAGAACTAGGGTCTTCCATGATGACGAAACCGATACCGACACGACTAGCAGCCATGTAAGAACTATACCCGAAGGCATCTACGTCGATAACCGCGCCAAGACCAACACGAGAGACCGCGAGAGCACCACCAGTAGTATCGACAACTGCGCCAAGACCGACACGAGAGGCTAGTATTTCATCGTGGTTCCCGTCAGGGATCATCGAGAAACTTATCTTAGTCTGTGCGACAGACACAAGAATGGTTGCAGTGCCACCAGAATTAGCCGTGGCAGGGGCGATACCGGATACATGGATGAAGCCGCCACCGTTACCCGAAGTACCTTGCGCTTCGCCCTCAAGGTAGCTTCCGCCTGTTTCGATATTTGTAACACTATCGAAGCTGCCGATCATCGACGAGGTATCTCGACCGTTACCGTCGATCAACATCACATAATCGCCTGCATCGGCTGCGATGTCTTGGAATACGACGGCAGTCGAAGCAGACGCGGTAGTACCTGCCGTATCGCGGAACGGATTTCCGCTAGTAGTGGCACCCCTGATAGCGAACAATTTCGCAACTATATGATCGCCGGGATCACCTACAGAGACAGACCCATCACCGCCGACCGCTCGCCGCCAGAATACATGCAGCTTGGTATCTGCGCCTGTTTGCGGACTGTCCGTTAGCTCTGTGAAGCCGCTCGGGACCGAAATGGTTTCCGTCTGGACGCACTCGGCGACAATGACGAAAATGTCATCAGCAGCCCAGCCAGACGGAAGCGCCAGCGTAAGGCCCGCCGTTGTCCCTTGCTCTCCGCCGTCGCGAATTTCCCAAGGCATTACGTGATACTCTTCAAGCCGAACTCAAGCGTGGCCGCCCCAGCATCGGAAGGAGTCCAAACAGCCGTCGTCGAGGGGTCTTCCTCCCAGATAGCTTGCTTGCCCTGATAACCGTAAGTCAGAGAAATCGTCGAACTGTAGTAATCAGTCGAAGCTATCCTCAAGGCGGCTTGCACGTTCTGCGGACCTGTAATGCCCTTCAAGGCCTCGAAATTGACGACAACCGCCTTGACCAAGAAACCTGTAAAGGTGCGAGCAGCAGCCGTGAAAGTCTCAACCTGATTAGCGGTGTCCGAAGTGATGTTGTCGGTGCGGCTGAGAACGGTTTCATCAACCGCCGTGTAGTCGTTGGCCCACGCAGTGTTCGCGCCGTTGCCGGTCGGCGGATTATACTTGAACTTGAAACCGATGGTCGGAATGCTGGCAACAATATATTGCTGCGCATTGATGGTGAAGTTCGCCTGCGGCTTAGATACCGAGAACTTACGCGGTGTCGGATAACCCGAGAAATCCCCGAGGCATTGGAGCTTGAGAACCTTATCCACGTAGAGCGAAATTTCGCCGGTAGAGGTGAGACGGACGTACCAGTCGAACTCTTTGTTGCCGGTGCCGACATCTGGAGTCACGGTGCCGTCAACATCAGTCCACGCTGATCCATTCCAATACTGGAATTTGAGCGTGCGGCTGCCCGCGCAAAAGATACGAAGAGATCGTCCGTTGGCTGCGGTCCAGAGCATCCCTGTTATCGAGTTAGTGTCATATCCACCGGATTCATAAAACCAGTGGAACCAATGATCGGTCAAATCCTCGCCGAGATCAGGCGTGCGAGCGATATTGGTTTCGCCGTTACCGCTAAGGTTGATGGCGATAGGCGTATAGGTCGTAACAGCCGCCGCTATATCGACAGCATTACCTAGAACCTCGAACTGGTCGATGGTCGTGCCTGCGAAAAGGATGTCAGCCATAGGTCAGTCTCACTCGATCAGGATTCAGGAATGCGTGTACCATAGAACGTCACGGCCACTTCGCCAAGCGTGTCGTCCGGCGTGGCCGCTCCGACAACTGTCAGCACGTCGCCGGGTGCCCAGTCTATAGGGCTAGAGCCGGTGATTCCGAAGCTGATGCTCGGCGAGTTCTGGAACTGGATCACGCCGATGTCGCTGCCGTTCTTCTGGATCGTCAGGTTGTAGGTCGCCGTCGTGACAACACCTTGGTAGCCATATGAGCCTACGATCTCGTCGGCCCATTGCACGTTCTCGACGAACACATAGGCGAAAACCACTTCGTTCGCTTCGGCGGGCGGGCCGTAACCAAAACCGATAGTGTGCGGGATGTCAGCACTGCCTCCGGTATCGAGCGCCCATGCGATTACGCCGTCAACAATCGAGAGGACGTAATCATTTCCATCGTTCGGCGGCGGGTCAAGGCTATCCCAGACACTTGCGCCACGGTAGATGATCCGGCCTTGCTCGGGACCGAAGGCAAGATCAGCAAGCGTTCCGAAGGGATAAAGATCGTAGACCTTCTCGCCAGAGCCGTCCTCGATAGACCCCATGAAGTAGCCGTTGTTGACGGTGTGCGCGGTGTCGATGACGCCGCTTTCTCGTTTCACGACAACACCGGGATCAAGATCAGCGAACAGCGTGTCCAGAGCTACATCCCCGCCTTCGGTGAAGGGGAAATACTGCTGAGAGTCGCTAAGCCATTCTGCCGTGAAAGTGCCTGCGTCCTTCCACTCGCCGTCCTCGTAATACTGCGCCCGGAATCCTTCGCCCGCGCTCTCGAAATCTCCGGTGATCGGATACAGCATGACCCCGGCCACGGTGTGAGCCGTGACCCAAGACTGCTCCCAGTAAGCGCCAACCGCACTCTCCTCGTATGGGTCGATCTTCCAGCCGTTCCCGGCATCATAGTTGCCGTCGATGGCCTTGCTCTCGTCAAAGCCGGTAGTGAACGAGGAAGCGGTGATAACCCCGCTCTCGAAAATCTGATCGCCGAACGGGTCGATCCACTGGATTTCGCCGAAGCCGAAGTTCTCGCCATCGCTGCCCGGTGCGTCTCCGATGATCCTCCAGCGAGCCGCCGTGACGACGGTAGTCCCTCCACCGCCTCCGCCTGTCGTGGCTTCTACCCATTCAAAACCGCTGCCGTCGAGCTTGATCGCGAGAACCTTGCCTGCGTCGTCTACCGGATCGAAGTCCGGAAGGTTGACGCCTAGAGGGGTCCACTCAGTTCCATCGTAATATTGGAACTCATTATCCGCGCGGACGTAGACCAGCCAGCCTTCCAGCGGCACGAAGTAGACCCATGCGCCCGCATCACGAACCGCGATCTTGTTGGCGCTACCGCCAGCCGTCTCGTCGAGGAGATGCACGTCACCGTCGCTCGGCCCGCCCGGCACCGCCGAGAGCTTGCTGATGACACCGCCTTGGGTAAGCACGGACAACTTGAGAAGGTTAAGGTCCATCTCATCTTTGTAGTTGTCCTCGCCGAGTTCCCAGAAGCCTGCCAGCCCAAGGTTCGGCAACGTCCGACTTGCCATTTCAATCTCCTGCCGAAATCATTTCCATCACGATACGCCGTAGTCTGGATCACCGCCGTAGTTCATGCCGTAGCGGATACCATACCCTTCGTCCTTCCTCAATGCAAAGACGATGGAGTCCTGTTCGAGCGACTCAACTCCGTCTCGGACAGCAAACAGCCGAGCGTAGATCGTCCCGCCGCCCGCCAGACCATCATCATATTGCATGGTTGCATCGTATATCCAGCCGCTAGTGATCGGCTCATAGGTATTGATGACCGGAGCATCGGGGTCAGGGTCAGGACCATAAATCTTGATCCGGTAGGTAGTCCCGGCCTCGTGCGCCACCGTGGCATCGAAGAAGCCGACAATAGTGTCTGCCTGCGTAAGCCGATTACGTTCAACCCATGTGACACCCGGCTCCTCGGGATCACCGGGAGGATCGAAAATCGACACACCGTCAACCTTGACATCCGCAGGCGGATAGGGGCGGAAGGGACGACCTTTAAGCTCCACCTCCAGTAGCTCGGCGTCGTCCTCGTCAAGCGTAGCGATGCCGGTCTTGGTCAGAACCTTGGCTTCGGCGGTTTCGCCCTCCGAGTACGTCCGCTGATCGGTCCCTACGTCGTCATCGACAACCCAGAAATAGTCTCCAGCCTCGTGCGACTTGGGCCACGTATCCACGCAGCCCCGCTTAACCGTGGCCGTAGAAGTCCCGGCGTTCCATGCCGTCACACCGACGTATTCATTTCCGATAAGCGCCATCGACCCAACGATAGAATCGGCATCCCATTCGGTCAGGTTCTCCAGCACGATCTCCGTGTCAGTCGGCGCGAGCGAATTGACCAGTGTTCCGTTCATCGTGAAGAAGGAATCATTGGCAGCACCGAAAGAACCTTCACCCTCGGCCCGAGCGATCAAATTGTATCCGGTGTTAGCGGTATTCGGACGACTGGCGACCGAGGCGATCATAGCATCGCCTTCCGCGATGACCGCGAGATCGCCAGCCGAGAGACGACGATAGAGATCGCGATAGGTAGCTTCGATCAGCAGGGCGTCAGCGGGGAGTGGTTCTTGATCCTGCTCGTAGGTGTTCTCGACCGGAGTCACGAACGACGTGAGAGGCAGGGAGAAGACATCCTGCACACACTTGATCGTGATCTCGCCTTTAATCATGTCGCCGTCGTCGATCTCGCCCGCCCGGAGAACAATGCCTTGGAGACCGCGCGGGAGATACGTGACCTTGAACACTGCGCCCGGATAGATTCGGAAGCCAGCCCGGTCCAACTTGACGGTGAACTTACGGAGACCGGCGGCTGCGGCATTACGATCCCTCTCGGCCACGCGATTGCAAAGCTCGTGCGTCGGGAGGCCCGGATACTCCAGCTTCGTCGAGGTAGCGCCGTTGCGGAAACGCCTGACTGCCAGATTGTGCGAGCGCCCTTGGATCGCTTCGTCGTTGATCGGGTCTTTGCCCGCGACGATCACCTCGTCAACGATTGCCTCACTGGACCCGGAGTCATCCTCCTCAATGGAAATCAGTCCGGAGTCTTTCGTGAAGTGCGGTATCTCGTCGGGATCATAGTCGTCCCGGATCAGCTTGAAGTTAATCAGGCCGGTCTCGCGATCAGTGTAGAGCGTGCCGCCAACGTGGTCGATGACTTGCTTGATGAAGTTGCCGATCTCGTCCTGCCGCATCCACTGGATGCAGAGGCCAAAGGCTTCGTTGCAAAGCGTGTTCGCCGAGTTGATGAAACTGTTCTCGTCGATCTCGGATGTCGGACGGCCTCGACCCCAAGCCGGGTCAGTCGTACATTGATAGATAATATGGGCGGGATTCATCGCCCGGATCGCGCCATCCTTGAGATGGATCGTCGCCTTCTGCGGATACCACGGGTCGTCGTTGTGCCAGCCAGCGGTCGTCCGCCAGCGCCGGAAGCTCCATTCTTTGATGTAGGGATTCATCGACGACAGCAAGCCGTCAAACCAGACCATATGGCGGCCTCGGAACTCGCCGACCCGCCCGCCAAGCGCGGCCTTCACGTCAGGCAGCACGCCCGACTTATACGGCCCTGTCGTCCCTACAAAGGTCGTTCCCGAAGCGCCGGGCAGAACTTGGTTATACCGGCCCATGAAGTTCCGGAACAGACCTTGGACGCCGCCTTCCTTCTTCGCTCCGCCAAACAGGTCGGGCGCGTTGATCGGGATAACCGTATTATCGCTGACACCGCCCTGCCATGCCAGCTTGTCACCGACTTTGATATGCGTGAGGCAGTTGACCGGGCCTCGCCCGATTCCGAATAGAACCGAGAAGATATAATGGTAGCCGATAGTGCCGCCGCTCTTACCGCCCATGGTCTTCTCTCGCTACCTTCGCTACATCCAGCGCCATGCTGTCACCTGTAGCCTCGATCACTTCTACCGGCAAGCCATCGACTCGGAACACGCTCAAAGGAAGGTTATGATGAGCAAACCATTCCCGCATTCCGCGCATACAGTAACCCCGGCCACCGTTCGCCATGCGTACATGCTTGACGTGAACGATGACGCCCGAAATCATTTCCCGCCGCCCTTGATCTTCACGGTCCTGATGTTGCCATGCCATACGGTCTGATAGCCTTTGGTCCAGCAGTCGCCGAACAACACGGCTTGCGGAGTGCCTTCTTCCTCCTGCGGAAACTCGATTTCGTCCGCCGAAGTCGGTTTGACCGGCGGCTGTTTCATAAGGAAACTGGTCAGCACGTAACTGACAACGAGAAGGACCAAGGCCCAAGCGAAAAGCGGCATAGCGTTACCTCAGACTATCGCGGTCCCATCGAACGGATTCTTGCCCGTCATCTGTTCGATGCCACCGTAGTTTGCAAGATTGTTGAATTTCTCGTCGCAGGTCTGTGTCGTGAGATCACAGCCGGGATACAGCCGGATCGTCATCCCCGCTTCCAGCCGATAGGTTGTCCCGAGCAGCACGAACTCGATAGGACTGGTCGAGGCCATGATCCCCCGGCGATCCAGTGTACCATCCTCGTTCGCCTCCCATTCGATATAGCCGCCGGTAAAGTAGCCGTCGATCAGGGCTGCCGAAGGGTCTATATCGGCCACGGTGATGCTGTTGCCTGTCAGCGAAACGATTTCGGTCTCATAGCCGAACGCCTCGGGATCGACACGGCACTCACCGTCATACAGTATGTGCGGGCAACCTCGGGTCCACGCCAAACGGAGACCCTGACTCTCGAACATGGCGAGGATCGAGAATCCATTGATCTCGATAGAGGTGTTGTCCTCGGCCCGTTTGACGTTGCGCAGGAAGCCCTTCCAGTGGATGAAGGCTTCCGGATCGCCCTCGTGCGCGCGCCGCACGGTAATCCTGATCTCGTCACTCGGGGGCGTCGAGTGGAACAAGTCTGTCAGAGGGATGTCGAACGGAGCGGTGATCGTCAGGTCGTTATTCGACGACCCGCCTTGCGTCATGCCGCTGTCCTTGATAGCGATAGCCGTGAAGGTCCGCAGGACGCTGTTGATCGTAAGCTCCTGATCGGTCTCTGCCGACGTGTAACGCCAGACAGTGTTGCCCCATTCGATCTCGTAGAACGAAATAGGTGCGCCACCGAACGAACTGATTTCACGAGCCTCGTAGGTCATCGCCAGTCTCTCCAGTCCACGGTCACAGGGACGGTCTTGGTTATGTCACCGTTACTCGTTTTATTGAGTTGCGTTGCGACAAGAACTCCGGGAAACGGCATCGACCAGTGCCGCCAATAGAAATAGAAATCCACGTAATTGACCGGCTTCTCACGGAAGAAGTTGACGATGCCAATCCCGACCGTGGCGTGCCAGTCACCGACGTAGCTATACGGCCTCTGCGACTCAGCCAACAGAATGCGTCGAGCACCCCATTTGATCTTGTTCACCGGATCGGCGGCGAACTTCTCATCCCAGTCTGATCCCTTGCGACCGCCGTAAGCGTTGCCGCCGCCCGAGCTACCGCCAAGCTCGACCGGGCGGTGGGCGTAGAAGTTGCTGATACCCGCCCTTACACTACGGCTGTAATCAACCTTGACTGATAGCTCGTAGTCCCAGCCATCGAATACCGGGAAGAACAGCGGACAGGCGTCATCGCTCGGGGTGCCGCACTCCGTATCCGACATGACCCCGGTCGGTGTCTCTCCGATCAAGATGGCCGGAGGCACCCGCGTATTACGGAAGGTCCGAAACCGCGCGCTCGTTTCGTGCAGGCTGTCGATCCCGCCGTGATGGGTCAGCGTGAACTCGTCGGAGTCGAACCGGGCGGTGTCGAGGAAGCTGATCCGGCGGGCTTGCCCCGGAGAGAGGGCTAGACCCAGCGGGGCGTCAAGCCCCAGCTTCTCGGTTTCAGGGGTGTCTCCGGGCAGGACGGCGAGAACCTTACGACAGATGGTCCCGGCGCTATGTTTGATCGCTATGTGCTCCCTGCCGTCCCGTGGGCCGTTCATAAGCCCGTAGCCGACATTCTCCACTACGATCTGCGTTGCGCCCGATCCGGCGACTGCTGCGAGTCTGAGATCGGCCTTGAAGGTTGGCAGCCAGAAGGCTCCCTGTCGTCCCGAGTGCCTATAGATCAAATCCCGGAAGCCTGCAAGAGCCTCGCGCCCCGGCAGGAACCATCGGTGCTCCTGCCCTACCATGAGCCGGTTGAGCGGGAAGGTCTCGACACTCTGGCCTACCTGATTATCCCAGACCGCGATCTCACGGTTCAGGTCGGTCGCCAGATTGTCAATCCAGTTAGGCTCAGTTAGGAAGACGGGCAAGTCCAGATACTCCAGCGAATCATCTTCCGCCGGGGTCCACGGATTCTCTTCCTTGAGCACCAGCCGCGCCGTGACCTTTGCGACCGCCGCCGTGATCCCGGAGAGATCGCCTGCGCTGTCCAGCTTGCCCCGGCGTAGCGGGATGAACTTGGTCCCCCTCGGCCACGAGGCTGTCACGGGATCGACGAGATCGACCCCCGCTGCATCGACTGACGCGATCTCGACAAGTTCGTAGACAAGGGCGTTGTCGCGCATGATGATCGCAGCCCCGCCCTCCTGATAGCTCCAGTCGGAGAACGTCGTGTCGAACTCGATCCTGTCGGTGTAGTCCTCGGTTAGAGGGCCGACCTTGACGGTCTCCCAGTAGAGAGGACAGAGGATGTCGCGCGGCCCGAGACCGTGATTGAACAAATCCCAGTAGGTCCGTTCGTTGGCGGTCAGGAGCAGGTCAACGTCGAAGCTCCGGCGCGGAGTCAGGCGGAGCTTCCGGCGCTGTTCGTTGCCTTCCCGCGAACGCATGACATCGGTCAGGAACGAGACGTTCTCCTCGAACGGCTCCTCCCGGTTGACGCGGAACGAGAAGACAGGGATGTCGGGAATCGCCATCAGCCGAGCGCCTGTTTGATCGTTTCTTTATTCTGCCGGATCACGGTCAAGATCGACTGCTGCCCAGCGCGGCTCCGCATGGCCGAAGGCACCGCATCCGGGTCGAGCAGCAGGACTTGCTTGAGCGACTGCGGCGGGGCTGACGATCCACCGCCGCCAAGGTTGTTGACGTGCCGGGGATCGTCCTCGGTCAGCACTTCCTCGCGCCGCTTGAGGACGGCCCGATACTCGTCAGGCCGCAGACCGGCACCGCCGCCATTGTGGAATCGGGGAGCCGCGATCCACGGGTCTCCACCGCCGGTACTGGTCCGACGCACACCCGAGCCGCCCTTGCTTCCGACCACGCCGCCGCTATGGAACAGGCCGAACAGCTTGGGCGCACCACCGCCGCCCCCAGACAGGGTGCCGGGAGGCAGGCCTGCGGCGCTCTCCAGCGCCCGGAGGATCAGGAACTTGATGATCGCCTGCCCGATGGCGAGCGTAATCTGCGCAAGACTCTGGAGGATCGACCGACCGACCGACTTGAACACGTCGCCCAGAGACTTGGTTCCCCGGATGAATCCAGCGATGCCTTCGGCGAGCGTACTGAACGCATTGACGCCTGCCTGCGCCACTTGGTTCATGGTGTCCCGCTCAAGCGTAGACAGGTACGTGTTCGTCTGCTGGAGACCTGCGTTGACCGCCTGTATCTTTGCCAGCCACGCTTGGTAGGCAGTATCGGTCAGCAGCGGCAGCCCGGTCAGAGGGTCCGTCGTAGCGTGAAGCTGCTCGACGATAGCGGTAAGACTATCGAGGACCGGCTTGGCTGCCGTAGCGGTGTCGGCGAAAGCGACGACTGCGGCGTCCCTGAGTTCCTGCGGCGTTTTAATACCGAGTTCACCGAGCTTCTGATAGGCGTCTACAAGGGTGTCCCGGTCAGAGAGAATCTGATCGAGCTTGGCGCTCTCATTGGCGAGGGCATTCTGGAGAATCTGCCCGGCCTGATTGTTGACCGGCTCGTTGATCTTGAGCGTTTCGAGCTTGGCGATCATCGCCATCAGTTCGGGCGACGGATTGATCTTGGCGAGGTTGTACGCCACCTCCAAGGCCGTCTGCGCCGCCTCGACGATCTTCGGCGAGATACGCTTGTTCAGTTCGTCGGCAGCCTTGAAGGCTTCGGCAGCCGAGAAGCCGCCACGCTCCTGCGCAGCGGAAATGGTTTCCAACTGGCTTTCACGCTGATCGACGAGCGCGTTGATTTGCTCGTTGTAGAACTTGATCGTCTCTTCCTGTTCGACACGATCCTGCTGCGCGGCAGCCTGCGCTTCTAGCTGCGCAAGCGTCTTGCCATCGACAGTCCCGACGCCGAGACCCCGGAGCTTGTCGATAGTGGTGGCGATCTTCTCGTACTTGTCGTTGATGACCTGCAAGCGGTTCGCGAGATCGGCACTCGACCCCTTGGCGATGTCCGCGTTCAACTGACGAAGCTGACTCTTCAACTGGTTGACCGCAGTATCCTGCTGGCGCTGGAGCCGGGCCGCAGCAGCAGCAGCCTTCCGGCGAGCGGCGTCATCGGACTTCGCGCCTCGCGCGTCCTCCTCCCTGATCTTCTTCCGTTCAGCGAGGACAGCCTGCGTGGCCGCACGCTCCACCAGATAGGCCGAGACGCCCTTCTCGGTCGCTTCGCGCCGGGCGTCAGTCTCCGCTCGCAGCAGCCGCTCCTCGCGGGTCAGGGTCCGCGTGCTGTCGATTTGCTTATCGAGTTCACGCTGAAATTGGCGATCCCGAATCTGCTGCGGCGTGACGCCCTTCTGGCCTCGCGATTCATCAATCGCCATCGCTTCGGCGAGACCGCTAACACGGCGCGGCTGGCGCGGCTGACCTTCGCCTGCCTTGGGTACGCGGACAGCCAGTACGGCCTCCGCACGAGCCTCGTCAAAGCCCTTCCCGGCCAAGAGGCCTGTCAGGAATGTAAAGCCGATGATGACGTTCTTGATCCGGCGGTCGATGTCGTCAATGACCGGCGCGAACACGCGACCGAGGAATCCGGTGAAGGACTCCCATGCTGCCTTGAGGTTCTTGACCGCCGGAGTGAACACACCGTCAGTCAAGCTCGACATATCCTTGAGCCGCATGTTCACGCGATCAAGGATGTATTGCCGCGCCTCGGCGGCCTTGCCCGCTTGGAACAGAGCGTCGGCGTGCTCAAGTTCTTCTTCCGACAGGGCGCGAGTCGAGAGGGCCAGAGCCTCGGCTTGCTCGATACCGCCGGTCATCGCATCGTTCAGGAGCTTGACCGCCTCGGGCACTTCGATCCCGAGCTTTTTGTTAAGCTCCTCGGCTGCCGCAGTCAGTTCGGTGAACTGTTCCTTCGACGAAGCGGTGTCGAGGAGATCGCCAACCGACTTGCGAGCCTCTTCGGCGCTCGCGCCCAAGTCCTCGAACTTCTCCGTTGCCTTCTCGACCGCCGAAGCGTCGATGTTGGTAATGTTCCGGAGATCGAGCGCGGCCTGCGCCGCCTTGAGATCATTGATCTTGTCGATGACCAGACCGAAAGCCACGCCAACCGCCGCGAGCACGATCAGCACTGGACCCCATGCCAGCGCAAAACGTCCGAGGTTGGCAATCAAGCCGGGGAACAGAGCGCCGATCTGTGTGCCCTGCTGAACGAGCACCGTAAGTGGAGCCTGACCGCTCGCCAGCGATACGAAGATGTCCTGAATCTGGAACGAGAGGTTCTGCAACTCGTGCGGACGCAGCCCGAGGAACGCGCCAGTCTTCTCGCCTCCCGTCCCGAGAATCTTGTTGCCCGCACCCTGCGCCGCAGCCGCCTGTCGAGCCGCCGCCGCCAGTCGTAGTTGTGCGGCAGCCAGATTGTTCGTGTCGATCCCGGCGGCTTCAAGCTGACGCTGGAGTTCGAGCAGCCGGGTCTCTTCGTTCTGGACCGCGCGCCCGGCAGTCTCGAATGCCGCTTCCTGCACCCGGAGATCACGGACAAGGTTCTCGCTGGCAGCATCGGCCTGCTGCATCGCCCGAGCGGCCTTCTCGTAGTTGACCTGCGCACGGTCCAACTCTGCCCGCGCAGAGGCTACAGCGGCCTCCTGCTGCTGGAAGGTATCGACGAGCGCGCCCTGCCTGACGAGCGCTGCTCCGGCCTCAGAGACCCGATTCAAGGCTACCTGATATGCCGCGACCGACTGGCCTTCGGTTCCGATAGCGTCACCGGCATCCTTGACCGCTTTCTCGACGCCATCCAGAGTCCGGATCGCCTCTTGACCCGGATTTATGATAGCCCGGAGACCAGCGGCCACTTCGCTCGACGACGTTGCCAGACGGCTGGCGTCTCCAGCAAATCGGGACACGTCCCGACTCGCTTCCGCCGCCTGTGCGCCGACCTGACGGAAACCATTTAGCGCCGCGAGACGCTGGTCTGCGAGATGGACTTCATCGACCGCCTGCGCATACAGTCGGACCAGACGGCTGGCGTCTCCTAGCTGCTGCGCTTCGGCGATCTTGCGCGTGAGACCCGTCTGCTGCGCAAGCTGTTGCTCGGCAGCCTGTGCGAGCCGCAGGTTGTCGCCGAAGGTATCGACCGAGCTATTGATCGCCGTGAAGCTGGCACCGACCTGCCGGGCGCTGGAGACGATTTGAGCCTGCGCCGATTCCAGCTTGGCGGTATCGACACCGACCTTCTGGAGCGAAGCCGACATCGCGGTAGCATCGGTCTCCGACTTACGGAAAGCCTGCCCGGTCGTCTGAACCTTGCGCTCCAGACCGTCCAGCTTGCGCTCTTGCGCAGCCGTGACCTTCTCCAGACTAGCAAGCTCGGTTTTGTATTTGGCGAGGTTCGCTTCCGCCTGAGAGAAAGCATCCTTGTTCCGGCTGACAGTATCCGACAGGCGGCGGAAGGCATCGACCTGACCTTGGATGTTCGAGAGATCGCGACCGGCCTGTGCAAGCGCTTCCTGCGACTTGCGCAGGTCTTGCAGGCTCGCCTCTCCTCTGGAGGCAGCGGCGACCTGTTCGTCGATGTTGCGACTGATGTCCTTGATCGACGAGGCGACCTGCTGAAAGGTGCGCCCCGTCGTATCGCGAGCCGAGATCAGGAGTTCGATTTCACGCCGATTAGTCGCCATTGGTCAAGTCCCGAATCAGCTTCTTGAAGGCGTTGAGGGCCTTCCGTCCTCCACTGAATACGCTGGCACCTACCGTTTGGTCAACCGTTGCCCGGAAGGCAGCTTCCTGCCGCTGCACAATCGTAGCCAGCGCAGCCTCGTTTGCCAGCTTCCCTAGTGGATACCGCGAAGCATAAGGGTGCCCCCGGCTCATCAGGAAACTGACGTTTTCTCGACACTCCCGATAATATCGCTCAACTGGTTCCCCAGAGGACCGAGCGACAGGCCGTTTGTTTCGAGCAGCGCGGCCACCGCTGCCAGCAGGTTTCCCAACTCTACTCCGCCGTCCTCGACAGTCAGTTCCACGATGTCCTTGAGCGCCTTGATGACAACAGGGAAGGGGAGGTTCCGGAAATCCTCGACACGATCCGGTGCATCCGCGCACCGCGAAATGATTTCGGCGGTCATCGTCGGGAAGGACTTGGCGACTTGCATGATCGTCTGCGCGGCCTTGTCCTTCGTAATCCGCCCCAGCTTACCGTGCTCGGCGACAGCTTCCTTCATCTCGTCGAGGAACGTCGTGGTGAGGTAGGTAAAAATCTCTGTGTCCATGCCCCGGACATCGAAGAACTGTCCCCGCGACATATCGACGCGGCGCGTACTGATCGTGAAGTTGACTGCCATGTTTCGACTCCTTGCTTAAATGAAAAGGCGACCCGGCCTTCGCCGGGCCGCCTCCCCGTATCCCCCTCGCCGGGAAATCGTTTACGTCGAGATCGTCGGGCGACCGTCGCCGTATTCCTTCGCCGTGTCGTCGTCCCGCTTGAGGACTTCGCCGGAGAAGGACATCTCGTTCCACGAGTCGCCCTTGAACTCGTAGTCGCCGTCCGGGCTGATCTCGACCTTAGGCCAGTAGTAATCGACGTTCGGGCCGGTCGTGTTGTCGGCGATGTACCGAAGCGAACCGCGAACCTGATCGCCCTGACCAATGAAGATGGTCCGGCTGGACCCCTCGACATCGTAGGTGGCCGTCACGCTCTCGCCGTCCGAGATGTCCGGCGCTTCGTCCTGCACGTAGAAACGACCGAGCGTACCGTCGAAAATGAAGTTCACGTTGTTGGTGTTGGTGATGCCCGTCAGCACCAGACCCGTCAGGCCGCGCAGGCCGGTCGGGTTGGCGGTATCGACGCCAAGCTGATACCAGCGGCCCCGGTTGACGACGAGCACTTCGCTCTCGCCAGTCGCCGGAGCGATGCTGAGCGTTTCCTTGGTGCCCTTGAACATCAGGGCGATGTTCTCCGGCTGAATGTCGTCGGTCGTAAAACCGAGCGACACGTCGGAACGGGTGACGATGCTCGCGTCCTTCTCGCGCTCGGCGGTGTCGGACGAATAATGCTCCTGCCGCTCCTCGTCGATGGAGCGAGTCAGGGTAGTGGTGTTGCCGATATAGAACTCGCCGGTCGGCTCGTCGTTCTCGTCCCAGCGGTCGAAGAACAGCTTGCCTGCGCCGAGCGTCAGATTCTTTTCACGCGCCATCTCACGTCTCCTCAGTAAACGGCGAAGCCATATCCGTCACCAAACCGATGGAGACGGGCATGAAGAAGTATGCGGTGTTCGATACATCATTATCAGGGGGTCGCACAATAGGCATAATGAAGCCGAACGAATTTATCAGTTCCTTGAGGCCCAGAAAGTAATCTTCCGGGTACATTCCCCCTCGCATACCACTAGGAGCTTCCTGAATGACACGCGCCATCTTCTGCTCGACGTGAGCGAGAAGTTCGTAGCCCGGATCGAGCGGGTGCATCGAATCATCACGGGCGAAGCCTTGGATCAGAATATCCCAAGGCCCTTGATAGACTGTCTTCTGTTCGCCGCCGCCTTCGCCGAGAAGCTGGCGCGGTTTCTCCAGCAAGGCGATGTACGTCACCGGAGTCTCGTCGCCATAGAGTGCCCGGCCACGGCTGACCGCCCCGTTCAGGTCAATCTCGTCGCCGTTGTACGAGGTGTACGAAATGGTTTCGAGAAGTTCGGTCAGTCGCCGAAGGATCAGGGTTTTCTTGGAAATCATTTCAAGCCCTTCCACTCAGACGGACATACTGCCGTAAGAACTCTCGCTCAAGCTGCTCTACGACGTAGGGACTATCCGAAGTAGACACGTCGCTGAATACCTGATCGACCGAGGGACCATAGAGGAGATACAGGTTCTCGGCAAGCTGGACACCCGAGGCACCTTTCCGGCGACCTTTGAGTGTCTGACCGGGCTGCAAGCGAATCGCCAGACCGACGTTGAAGCCGTCTGCCGTGTCCCGCCCCCGGCGCAAGTTGACGAAGAACGTCCCTTTGAGGAACTTCGCGCCGCCGGGGTTAACCCGGACCCGCGCGCCGCCTCGCCGCTTCACGATCCCCTCGTTCTGCCCTTGAGCGAATCGCGCGAGACTGGTAGGTCGATGCCGAGCAGAGATCGTCGCGGTCAGGTCCGCCTCGGTTGCCAGCCTGCGAACGGCGAAGCGATCTTCGTTCAGGTATCCCGGCGGGAAGGCGACCTGTTCCTTCATGGACGACCGGAACTTCGGCATAGCCTTGCGTTGGGCCGTATCGTTGATCGCGAGCTTCGCCGCCTTCCGAGTCACCTCGGGCTGTTCCTGTAGGAACTGAGACACCAGATTAAGGTCTACGGCGGTGATCTTAGCGGGCATGACCCCCTCTTGGGGCTAGGCCCGGCGGCGTGTCACGACCCACGCCGTCTCCTCGGGGCCGTCTGGAGGCTCTTTCGAGTCGAGGATGAAGGTGAGGCCCTTGTAGCCTGCAATCGTGATCCTCGCGCCACGGGCGGGGACCAGCGGTAGCTCTCCGTTCTCATAGAGAGCCGCGCTCACCTCGGCCACGTTGCTGTCGAGGAGGACCAGCCGGTCGATCCCGTCGATCACGTCGGCGTAGTCGCCCGTGATGTCGCCCGTGCGGACCAGCTTGTTATGGTAGCGGACGAGGAAACCGTCGCCGGTATAGTCCTCACCGAAGATCAGGCCGTCCGGATGGTCCGTATCGACGAGAGTCGCAGAAACCGCCGCCAGACTATGAATCTGACGGCGGGCTTCCGCTTTGATCTCGTCGAGCCGAGGCACCGGCTCAGAGGCCGCCGTTGGCGTCGGCTGCGGCGGCCTTCTTCACGCGGGCAAGGCCCAGCAGCGTCGGCTTGTCGGCGCTCGCCGAATACTCGGTCGCCGGTTCGGCGTCGAGGTAGGCCTTGAGTTCCTTGACGGTCATGGCATCGACATCCGGACCTTCGGTCTCGGCCTCGGTCTCGGCCTCGGTCTCGGTCTCGTCGTCGTCATCGTCCTCGATCTTGTCGCCGAGATCGGTGATGTCGAGATCGGTGTCGTCCTCGACCGGCATCTCGTTCCGGGGGTCGCGGTAGTGCGCCCGGCCCGTCTTCTGGGTGAGCTTGTCGAGCAGCGCGATCTCGGGCTTCGTGAGCATCCCGGTCGAGTTGCCGGGCAGCGTCTTGCGAACGCCATTGCGAACCACGGTGAAGTTGGTCAGCAGGAACTTGGGGGTCATCTTCGACATCTTGGTCTCCTGTTCGGACTATGAGGCCCCGGAATGATCCGGGGCCTCGGGCACTGGCGGTATCGGCTTAGGTGGCCGGGTCGTGGACTTGCAGCTTGAAGCTGTTGTTCGGCTCACGCGGGATCGGCAGCGGGGCCGACTGAGTCAGCGTGTATTCGTGCGCCGGATCGTCGTTCTTCTTGTCCACGATGCGCGGGAAGTACCGCATCGGCTGGAGCTTGGCGTTCGGGTCTTTGATCGCCCCGAAGGCCTGCACGCCGCCGAGACGGTTGCCGACGCCGACGACCGCGTTCTCGTCGATGTAGTAGCCCTCGGTGATCGCGCCCGTGTCCGGATCGCGCTCGTGGTAGTACCCGGCATAGGTCCAGACGCGGGCGACTTCGCCCGACTGGCCGCCGCGCAGGACCGCCTTGAGTTCGGCGTTACCGTCAAGGTCGTTGCTCGACAGAAGCGAGTGATCGGCAGCGGTGCCGCCGATACGGTAGTTCGTGTTGAGCAATTCCTTGACTTCGGAGTCGGCATAGAACCGCTCGTAAGCGCCCTCGCCCATGATGTAGTCGGTGATGCGACCGCCGGAGAGGCGGCGCGACCGCTTGGACATGGTGTTGAGATCGCCGAGCGGGTCGGCAGCCGATTCGCCCCAGCGGGCCGTCGAGGTGAGCACGTCCGACAGCGAGGCATCGCGACCGAAGTCCACGGTGACGCTGGGATAGTCCTCGCCGGAAACGACGACCGAGCCTTCGATCATCGCCATCGCGCACATCCAGTTGATCCGGCGGTCGATCATGTCGCGCTCGACCCGGAAGTTCTCGGCCATGGTGGCGTCGTAGCGCTGCTGCGGCGTGAGCGTGCCGGTGAAGGGCGCTTCGCCGACGCGGCGCGTGAACTGCTGATTGATGTCGATGTCGTGCTTCGGCTTGACGTAGGCGGGCTTGAAGGACTTCGTGTCGAAGCCCTTGCGCGCCATCACGCGGCCCTCGACGTGCGGGGCGACGAACGGCGCGAGAATGCGCCAGTCTTCACCAAGCTCGTCGAACATGATCTTTTCCGTGGTGAACGTGATTTCGTCCGGGAACCACTGGAAGAAGAAGAACGTCTCGGGCTGCTGGCGATTGAGAACGCCGACCAGAGTTGCGGTATCGTAAAGGTCCATTTGACTGATCCCTCGCCTGACAGCCCGTAGGCCGATGGTTGGTTGGTTAATGCTTTTCCCCGGCTACCGCAAGAGGCAGCCGGGGGAAAACATCAGAGAAGCCGCTTGACGCGGAACGGAGCGCCCTGAACACGCAGCGCCGCATTGCGTTCGGCGAACGTATTGATGACGGCGGGCCAGATGAGCAGGTCGGGGTTGAAGCAACCGCCTTCCCAGAACGGGGCCATGACCTGCGGCCCGTCGTAGGTATCGACGGACGCGGCGAGGACGCCGACAGGCTTGTCGTCGAGCGCGGCGACGATGGTCACGCCGTTCGACGGTGCCCATGCGATGATTTCGCCTGCCGAGTTGAAAGCGATGATCGTACCGACAGCGAGCACGAGACCATCGGCGACCATCGCCTGTCCGGTCTTGCGCTCGTCCTCGGCGGTGAAAAGCTGGGTTGGCGAGAACGTACCTTCATCGGTCGCTGCGGCCTTCCAGTTGTCGTCTTCATAACCGTTGATAGCCATGGCCTAAGCCCTTTCGCTGTGAAATGATTTCGGAGTGACGGGGATCAGTCCTTCGGCTTGCGCCCCGTCACGGCGGTCTGCGCGGCGAGGATCGCGGCAACGCGGTCTGCGCCCTTGCCCTTGTCCGCGCCCGCACCGGCCTCCGGGTGTTCCCCGTTGTCCATCGCGTTCTCGAACTGCGACTTGTTGGCGGGCTTGCGCGACTGCTCGCCCTCGCCCTCGCCGGTCTCGGTCTCCGTCTCGGTCTCGGTTTCCGTTTCCGTTTCGGTTTCCTCGGGCTTCTGGTCCTCGACCTTGGGCGCGACCTTGAGCATCGCCACGGCGTCATCGACCGAGAGATCGGTATTGTACGCCAGATGCTCGGCGAGACCTTCACGGCCCTTCGCCTCGTCGTGAGTCACGATACCCTTGATCCGGGCCTTGGTCTCATTGGCGACCGCAGCGCGGTCTTCCGAAGTCATTTCCGCCATTGCTTCTTCCTCCGTCTCAACAGGGGCTTGCTCAGATTCGCCCAGTTCCAGAATAAAGTCACCGACCGCTTCCGAGGGGCGAACCGCCGCGTCGATCAGGCCGAGCGCGATGGCCTCCGTAGGCCTCATTACACGAGCTTCGGTGCCCTTGACAACAGATTCTTCAATCCCGCGAAATTCGGCCACGGAGGCGCAGAACTCTCCGTACCGCTCGCTCACCATATCTTGCAGATATTGGCGGTCTTCCTCGTTCATTTGCTCGAAAGCATTTCCGGAGACCTTGAACTTGCCTTCCTTGATGAACTCGACTTCGATGCCCTCTTCCGCGAGCATCTTGGCGAAGTTCATGTGCATGATGTAGACGCCGATACTGCCGACGCTGCCCGAAGGGGCGCAGACGATTCGGTCGCACCCGGCAATAGCCCAGTAGCCGCCGGAAGCCGCGAGGCTGTTCACCACGGCGATGCTCGGCTTCTTGCCATCCCTGACTGCGCGAGCCGCTTCGTCGCACCCGGCAGCCTCGCCACCCGGCGAATCAGTGTCATAGACGATCAGCTTCACGTCCGGGTCTTCTTCCGCCGCCGCCAGTTGGCGTTCGATGAAGTCGTATCCGGTGACGAAACCCCAGCAGTACGGGAAGCGATTGAGGAGGATGCCGTGGATCGGGATGTACGCAACCCCGTCGTTGTAGATAAACGGCTTGCTCGGACCTTCCGGTCCATCATCCCAGCCGCCCCACGACGCAACCACTTCGGCCCGAACGTCGGCCCACGCCTGATCCGGATCAGCGACTTGTTCGGCCTCTTGGAGAAGCCCGACGAGCATGGCCTGCGCGTGACGGTTGTTGATGAGGACTTCGGACGACGACATGCGCCCGAGCACTTGTGCCATCAGGCCTTTGCGTGCAGGCTTAGCCATCAAGATTCTCCGGTGTCATCGACTTCGGCATCCGAGGCCGCTTCGTCTCCGGCCTGCCCCTGATCGCCACCTTGGCCGGTATTGCCTTTATTGGTGTTCAGGTCAACGACGATCTTGTTCTCCCGAAGAAGCTCCTGTTCGTCGGCAAGCTGCTCAAAGATGTCGCGGTAGTCCTCGCCGAGTCGGGCAAGCTCGATCTCGTAGGTGGACAGGCCCGCCTTGATGCGGAGAATCGCCGCCTGCGTTTCCTTGAGTTCGTCGATCTGCCCCCGGCCACCGCCAATCCAGTTTGCCCGAGCAAAGGCGTCTCGCATCAGCGGGTCGGCGTAGTAGTCGTCGCGCGTGAAGCCCCTCGGGAGCGGAACATGGTTCTGCCCGATCATCTCCTCGACGATATTCGCGAACATCGAATTGGCGATGCGGTCGGCAATCGCCTTCTTCTTTGAGTTCATCGTCCGGACGGTCTTGGCATCCGAGAGCTTCGCCGTGGCATAGCTCATCTTGGAGTAGTCCCGACTGAACTCGGCGTAGTCGATCCCGAGACCTGCGGAGATATGCCGGAGCAGCGCCGCATGGAAATCAGTTCCGACCGCGCCGGGCGTGCCGAGCGAGCGCGCGTTGAGCTTCGTGCCCGGATAAAGGTGCGGGATCATCGCGCCGTCGAGCGAGATGTTGCCGGACCCTGCCAGATACTCGGTCAGCCCGGCGAGGTATCCGCCGATGGCCTGATTGTAGATCGCGACAGGATCGCCTTCGCCGCCGCCGAGCGCCGTAATCATTTCGGCGGTAGGCAGTTCCGATTCGATGGCGGCGCAGTATGTCGCGTTGATGACCGCATTCTGGAGAACCACTTCCTCCAGATGCTTGGTCATACGCATCTTCTTGAGCACCGAAACCATATCGGCGATGCCGCGATGCTGATCCGGGAAAAGCTGCTCGATCACATGGATGACCTGCACGCGGCCCCAAGGCTTATACTTCGGGATGTAACGGGGATCGCTCGGCAGCCCGCCATTCCAGAAGAACGAGTTCGGGTGCTCATCGGCGATGTAGTAGCCGAGGGGCTTGCCCCGCCCATCCACCTTGACCCCGCGACGGATATAGCGGTCGTCCTCGCCCCAGTGCGGGTTGCGCAGGCGCTCAGGGTCAACAAGCTGGAAACACGTCTTGAGGGGCCGCCCTACGCTCTTATCCCACTCGCTCGTGAGCAAGGCTTCGCCGGTCATCACGGCGCTGGCGATCCCCAACCGGATCAAGCCGGTGAAGGTATTCATCCCGGCGGCGTCCAGCCAGCAGCGTTCGCTCTCGGCGATCAGCCGAAAACGCTGCTCGATAGCCGTCTGCGCTTCGTTCGCCCATTCCTTCGTGCCGCCGGGGATGACCTGCCACGCGATCTTGGAGTTGAGCCGGTACTGCGCGCCGACAATGCTGTCCATGGAGATCGTGACAGCCCCGCGAGCGTGACCATCGTTAATAACCATGTCCTTGGCCCGCGCGTCAGCGGGCGTCTTGACCCGGTTGATCGCGCGATCCGGCGGAACGGCAGCAACCTGCCAGTGGTAGGTCTCGCGACTGGTGCGCTCGGCACCCTCCAGCCCACCGCCGAGAGCGGATTCCCGAATGGTGATGTTGCCGGTCACTGAGGGGACCGGGAGGTTCGGTTGAGTCGCCATTTAGTAAATACCTCGGCGTCCGAAAAGGAATCGAATAGGGCCTCGATACGTCGGCGTAGTGCCTTGGCAATCAGCCAATTCGTCCTTCAACTGTTGAATATAGCTCGCAAGCTGCCCGATGTTCGCGTAAGCGTATTCGACCTGCTCGCCGTTCTGGTCTACCCATTTACGGACAGCCTTGCCGGTCTGGAGGGCGTGGAAGGCAGCTTCGGCCTGAGTCAGCTTGGTCTGAATGTCGGTACAATCGGCCACGGCTGGTTCCTAAGCTATTTTTGCTGCGAGCTTTGACAGGTCATAAACTGTCTTGGGCCGCTCGGCAAGCATCTCCTCATCAGAACGGAAGATGAACGGATTTGCCGGGTCCAAGGGGTCGGCCCAGACCGGCACTGTATCCCAGAAGGTCGGTCGATGGCAACGGATATGCCGAGACATGCACAGACCGATCAGGTAGTAGAACAAATCCCACGCCTCGTTCCGCTTGCCGGGCAGTTTCTCCCAGACGCCTTTCTTGTTCTTGGTTTCCGAGCAGAACTCCTCGAACAGCCAGTTCGGAGGCCAGTGCGGGAAGCGTAGACGGCCCTTGCCCGTCTCCTCTGAATCGAGACGGTTGTTGATCTCGTCCTTGAGCAGCAGGGAGTTGAAGAACCAGACAGGCACGTCGCCGCGCGCTGCGGCCTTGTTCCGCTTGTCGCTGGCGTCAGGAAACCGTTCCTGACAGTGCGGAGAAGTAGGTGTGCCGGTGCCCTTCACGAGCACGAAACGATTTCCGAAGCCTGCCTTCTTCATCTTCCGCCAGAAGGTGTAGGCCTTGGTGGTGACGCCTGCCTTACCGCCTGAGTCGCAGCCAATCAGCTTGAGCGCCATGCGGCGGTTCGGATCGTCCGCCAGCGGGTAGCTCTTGAAGATGACCTGCTCCAGCAGCAAATCCCAGTCTTCCTCGTAGGTGCCCGGCTTGACCCAGTGCTTATCACCGTCTGCATCGACCCGCTTGGATTTCCGGATGTCGAAGCGATCCACGAGCACCACGTCATAGGGGTCGCCGGGGCAGATACCCCAGACCATGATGATGAACATATTCTTCTGCACGTCTACCGTGCCGACGAGGAACGAGATGTCGGAAATGATTTCCACCTCGCCCTTGTCGTTATGCCCGAACTGCTCGCGGCGGTTGATAAGGTCTTCCGGTGTCCGGGCGATCTCCATCGCCTTCGGCTTGTAGGGCCGCCCGAGATCGGTGTTGAAGAACTTCTTGAGTTCTTCTTCTGATAGTGTGCGCTCGAACTCTTCCTCGGCTTGCAGGTATCCAGCCACCAGCTTGGGCCAGTTCGTGAAGGCCGCAGAACAGCCCTCCAGCCAGTAGGAGACATACTTGGTCCGCCGGGCGTCCCCCATGACCATGCCCCGGTCGATATAGCAACCGTCCGGCAACCAGATGCCGTTCTGCTGCATCTCGTAGCGTTCCTTCGGTCGCATGTAGCCGTCGCAGACAGGACACTTCATGCGAACCGAATCAGCCGAGTCGAGAACGCTGTTGGTCTCATCCCACTCCAGAAGCTCGAACCGAGGCTCAAAGAACTCGCCGCAGCGAGCACAGGGCAGATACCAACGCCGCCGGTCGCCCTGATTGTAGAGGGCCAGAATCCCGGTCGTAGGCGGAGCCTCGTGCGGCGATTTGGCGACATACCGATAGTCGGTGATCTCGCGGCTGGGAGACGATTCGCACAAGGTCATGGAGTGCGAGCCGAACGAAGTGGTACGCTTGGTTGCGAGGTGGAAGGGATCACCCTCACCCTCAATATCGTCGTCCATGCGGTCACGGTCGGTCAGTGCGATCCGGGGAATCGGCTTACCGGCAAGCTCGGCCTTGGTCGGCCACGCGAGGCCGAGGATCATCCCGTTCTTGTAATGCTTGTCGAACTTGTTGTCCGCGTCCCGCTCCGCCAGAAGCTCGCCCTTCACCTCGGGTGTGTCGCGGTGCAGGCGGTCGATACGACGATTCGAGAAGTCGCGGGCGTTGCCCTGCGTCGGCGAGAAGATGGTCATGTCCGCCGGATCGTTCCGGATCGTGTAACCTGCCCAGTTCAGGATAAGCTCGGTCTTGCCGCACTGTGCCGGGCCGACGAAAATCACGGCATCGGCATCCGGGCTGGCGAGCATACGCAGAGGCTCCCGGAGATACGGGGCCATCTCGAACCGCCACGGGCCGACATAGGCGGGAGCATTGTTGAGCTTACGTTCGCGCTCGGCCCACTCATCAGGGGTCATGCGATCCGGCGGGCACCAGACGGCGGAAACCGTTTGGCAGATGATGTCTCCGAGGCCGCTATAGCCCGTTAAACTCATCCTCGTCTTCCGAGGCCGCAAGAAGTCGATCTCCTCCTGCGTCCTCATCATCGAGTTCAAGAAGTTCTGGGTCGAAGTCTCGCTCGGATAGCCCGATAGATTGCTCGAACTCGTCAGCGCGTCCATAGTCCTTGAACCTCTGCATAATCTTATCTCGACCGTCAGCCAGCGCGCCGTCTAGGACGCGGCGGACAACAGCCTTCTGTTCACGCGAGAGACCGGCTTCTCGCTCCAGCGTATCCGGGAGAGTCTGCGCCACAAAGCGGTAGGTCGTCAAGAGTTCTGCGACGAGCCTGACGACATCGGCTGTCCGGTATAGATCGGCATTCGATTCCTCGAACGCCAGTCGTGAGCGCTGCGCGTTCCAGAACTCTTTGCCGAGGAGCGGCGGGAGATCGGTGTGGTTCATCTCCATGATGTACCGTTCGATGCTGTAGCCCGGCTCGACAAGCCGGGCAGCCGCTTCCTTGATCGAATAGATCGCGGTGCCGTGGCGTCGTCCGCAGGGGACTAGGCCCGTCACCTTCCGGGCAACGACCTTAGCATCTGCCCGGAACATGGATGATAGCTGCCGGATCGACGCGCCCTCGTAGATGATGGCCGTGGATTCTTCGTCAACCTTCTCATAGCCGTCGCCAGCCATTACAGTGTTCCCCAGAGTTTTTCCCGTGCCGCCATTATCGCGTCAACGGGGTCATGGGCCTCTGCATACGCATAACAGCCGCCATGCTCAAGCGCGCAGTAGCTCTCGGTCACAGGAGCCTTGAGCGCACAATAGAACTTGCCGCTCCCCTGATTCACCTCGAACAGCGACATGATATAAGTCTTCTCAGTCTGCAAAAGCCGACGCAAATGCTGCGGCACGTCCGGTCTCGGCATGATCTTCGACTCCTTGATACTTTCGACGCAGGTCCATGATATAACGGAAAAGGGCGTTCTGTGCATCCTCTTTCGCTTGAAGGCGTTTCACAGCGATCTCGTCAGCCGAGCCTCTGACCACCAACGGCCACGAGCGCACCGGGCGCGTCTGACCTTGCCGGGCGAGCCGCTTGTGGATTTGATACCACTTCTCGTAGCTCCAGAACATATCGAAGATCGCGATGTCGTGCCCCGGTCCTTTCTGGAGGTTCAGACCGAACTCCCCGCCTTGCGGGTGGATCGCCAGCAGGTCGATCTTGCCCTTGTTCCAGTCGCCTTGCTGAGAGGCCGCCTTATCGACGACCTGCATCTTCGGAAATGCTTTCCGAAGCCGCGCAAGGCTCGACTTCCACCAGTAGACCAGCAGGATCGGTTCGCCGTGAAGCTCCTCCCGGAGTTGCCGTAGCTCCTCGATCTTGTGATCGTGGATCAGGCGCGTCCGCTTCTTGTCGTCGTACACCGCGCCCGAGCAGAACTGGAGCAGCTTCATCGACAGCGCGGCGGCAGTGTCCGCCTCGATCACGTCCTCCGTTTCGTCCGGGAACGCGCCGGGCAGGTCGCCGAGTCGCAGCAAGTTCGAGTTGATGAAGTCCTGCTCGATTTGCCGGAGTTCCGGACCAAGCTCGATCTTGCGCGTCATGTCGGTCCAGACCGTCGCCTCTTTCGGCAGATGGTCCTCGGCCTGAGCGACAAGGCACAGGTCGGCAAGCTGGCTGGAGATGATCTTGTCGTGACCCTTCTTGATTTTGTAGCTGTAGGTCCGGCTGTTATAGGTGAAATGTTCGTCACGCCATGGAGTGATATGGTTGCCCCAGAGATCGCCTGTGTCCATCAACCAGCGTTGCGAGAACAGCTTGTGGTAGCCCTCGGCGGCTGGCGTAGCGGTCATCTGAATGAACGAGGCCAAATATCTCCTGATCTCACGCATAGCCTTGAAGCGGAGCGTCGAGGCATCCCCGAGATCGGAGGCCTCATCATAGATCGCATCGGTGTAAGGGCAGCCCCTCTTCTGCTCGCGCAGAGTATCTACAAGCCACGGCAGGGCGTCCCGGTTGATGAAATGCAACGGGACATCGGCCTGTAGCTGCTGACGCCTCAGACGGTCCTTGAAGCCGGTCGTGAGCGTCCCTGCGGCCCTATCCGCCTCCTCGGGAGGCAAACCCCTCTGATCGTGCTCCCAGACCATCCTAGCGGTCTCACGGTCGAAGTTGTCCATGTCGCTCAGAGACGCGAATACTGGCGACAGACCTGCCGTCCAGAAGGTCTCCCACGACTTCTCCAGATAGGTCCGCAGGAGTCCCCGGTACTGGTCAATCTCCCATCGCTCAAGCCCGCCCGAGCGCGCCCGCTGGTAGGCGTCCTGCCGGAAAGCCTTCACGTCCGGATCATCGTCCTCCGCACGAATCAGTTGATACTCGGTCCCGGCGAGATGCTGCCACTCGTCGAGTTCATTCGGCCACGTTTGGATGGCAACGCGCATGGGCGCGACGACAAGCGCGCGGCGGCTTAGCCCATGACGGAGGCGTTGCGTCAGGTACGTGAGGCCGATGGCCGTCTTGCCGAGACCCGCGTCGTAGTAGAGGCCGCAGAACGGGTTGAGATGGCAGTGCGCCAACCCTTCCCATTGGTACATATGAAACTGGTCGAGCGTCAGCACGAAATCATTTCCGATATTCGGATTGCAGACGGCGAACGTGCTCCCAGAACTCGCGGCGCGAATGGGCAACGATCACGATCTCACCCTGATCGCGAAGCTCCTGATGCTTGCGCTCCTGCTGCTCGAACGGGTCTTCCCCTTCGGCCTTCCACTCGCACCAGAAGCCGGGGATGCCGAGAGCTACTGCCTTGTACCAGCGGTCAGGCCAACCGTCATGGTTGCAAGCCATGACCTTGAGTTCGGTGTGGCCTAAGCGCCTCCATTCGGCGCTCGTATCTCTCTCGTCTGCTGATTCGCGGCGTTTCGCTGGACGGAAGTTCTTCATGCCTGCGCCTCCAGTACCTCTTAGGTCCGCGTTGCTCCACCTCCACCAGACCTTGCCCGAGATAGCGCTGGAGCGTTCTGGGGTTGACCCCAGTTTCAAATGTGACAGTCCACACATAAGGGACGCGCTTCAACTCTTCTTCGATCATAGTCCACCAAAGCTCTCTTCTGTCAGGGGGAGGGTGAAGTGTCGGTCAAGAATATCGACCTTCGGTAGATCGTCGTGACCGCGCACCCAGACCATCCACATGCAGTCCATCAGAGGGGACTTGCCCCGCTCGGCTTCTAGGAAGGCAGGACGCCACGTCAGATTGAGTTCGAGGTAAGGCTTCGTCTCACGAAACAGCTTCTTCCGATTGTCGGTGTTCCAGTATTGCGCCTTGAGTAGCATGGCGACGAACGGAGCTATCTCCAATGCCCGCCGGATGAAGTCAGCGGCAGCGGCAAAAGGCGGATTAGTAATCACGGCATCGTAGCCTCGGTTGTCGAACTCATAATTCATCGCCGGGTCGAGAAAATCGACGCCGCCCTTCCCGAACTTCACGTCGGGTCGCAGGTCGGTACTGGCGACGTTGTAGCCGAAGTCAAGCAGCACTTTAGACATCTGCCCGTCAGCACAGGCAGGCTCCAGCACACACCTGCCCGGAGGCAGAAGGTCTTGGATGTAGTGCAGTAGGGAAATCGTTACATCCGGCGGCGTCGGATAGAGATCGGCTGGCTTCCGAATCCATTTCGCCATGGACTTCTGGATCGCCCCGGACATACCTCCGCTGTTGTGTCCGATGCCGGGGGCCTTGTCGCTGGGAAGAGGGCAATCGAATACGTCGTCCATCGTCAGTCCTTCTTATACACGGGGCCAAAGTATCCTGCCGCATTCAAGGGCAGGCCGTTCATCCAGTCGTACTTCTCCAGCAGCCGGGTCGTCATGCACTCTTTCAGGAGCGCCAGCTTGAGATCGGCTCCGAACTCATCTTCTTCCGAAATGATTTCGTCGTGAACGTGGCCGACAAGGTAGAGACCGGCGTTGTGCGCCTCGAACATCCCGAAGGCCAGAATGTCACGGGCAATGGCCTGCACGAAATTTTCAATGAACTTGCCGCCATGGCTTTCGATCCGACGCCACTGATTCGTGACCTGATCTTTCCCCATGTAGGAGATGATGTATTTGGTGTACGGGCCGTACTTGCCTTCAAGCTCTACAGGTTCGATCTGGAGCTTGTAGTAATACATATGCCGACCGGACGGGAGCTTCACCCGGAGGAACGGCTTCTTCACCTCGAACTCAAGAAGGCCCCATTTGACCGGCTTGCCGCCGCTGCGCATCGCCTTGACGATGGTATCTTCGATCCGATACCATGCCTTCGGGATTTCCTCGTAGGTCTCCCGGAAGACCTTCACCGCCTTGTTCGCTTCCTCCTGCGTCATCTTGACGCCCATGTTCTCGGCATAGGCCCACAAGCCGGTCTTCTCGCCGTTACGAAGTTCACCGCCGGAAAGCCGATAGCCCGCGCCGAGGACCGCAGGCTTCGCACCCGACCGCATCGCCTTGGTGACTTGCTCATAGAGCACGCCGTACAGGGTCGTCGCGAAGTCGCGATAGGCGCACAGGCCGCTACGGAAGACGTTCAGCAGGCGCTCACAGCCAGTCAGCCAGCCGATGACAACCGACTCGATAGACGACAGGTCACAGACGACGAGGGTCTTCCCTAACGAGGCTTGGATCGCCGAGCGGACGCAGGCCGCCACACCATCCATCTGGTCCCCGGCAAACAGGCCAAGCGTGAAATAGTCACCCTGCTCGATCAGGTCATTGCAGAAATCAAGTCGGTCGAAGTCGATGTAGTCTTCCGGCTCCAACCACTTCGGCGTGCGCGGTAAATTCTGCGGCTGAATCTTTCGTCCAGCCCATCGGTTCGTTCGGCTGGCCCCGGCATACTGGAAGCAATGACGCAGGCGATTATCTTCACTGAGCGACCGCATACAGGCTTCGTATTTGGTCGTCGAAGTTTTCGATGACGACTGCCGCATCCGAAGCACCGTCCGGCAATCCTCGGTCATCACGCCGTCACCGACTACCTGACCGAGCGTATTGAATCGGGCGTGCGGATAGCTGGCGGGAACCAACTTCCGCTGCTCGAAATTATACTCCATCGTCGGGTTAGCGATCTCTTCTTCCTCGGCCACGAGCGCCTTGACGACATTCGCCTTCTGGAGATTGTCGTAGGGGAAGCCGCGATCAATCAGCCATGGGAGAAGCTGAGCAGTGGAGTTGGCGTTGTCGAGGCCGGTGATCCGGTTCTGCTCCGAAATGAGTTCGCGCTTTCGGCGCTCCGCCATCTCCAGCGCATTGATGACGAACTGCCGATTTATCGGCAGGCCCCGGTCATTGATAAGCTGGTCGAGATGAAATAGCTCCCACTGCCACTCGGGCATGTAGTAGGGCGTCAGGCTCATCCAGATTTCGTGCTCCGCGTCCGTATCGCGGATGTTGTAGTTCTTGAACTTGGTCCAGAGTTCCGGGTCTGAGTGTTGATCGCGCCAGACGAACGGCTGGTTCTTCGTCGGCTTGTTCGGGCCGCAGAAGGTCCGGATCAGAGCTTTGCCGTCCGGGGCCTTCTGATACTTGGCGCTGATTTGCGCGCCTACGTCGTCAAGGCCGCCCATGAACGAATACATATATGCCAGCGACATGGAGCAGCGCCACGATTCATAGGGCGTCTCGAAACCCAGCACGTCGCGGCTGGTAATACGCTCGAACGGCGCGTTGAATGCGATCTTGATGACGTTCGGGTCGGTCAGGCCGTCCCGGAACTCGGCGGGCATCGGCTCACCTTCGGCGGGAACCCATTGCTCAGTCCGGTTGTCGTTGAACTTGTACGAGGCCATCAGCAACTCGGTTGACGGGTGCGCGGCATACAGGTTTGTGCCGACTTCCGTCACGTCGAGTTCTGACTTGAACTCGTAGTCGAGGTGCATTCGGGTTTGCATTGCTTCCTTCCGGCGAGAGGACAAAGGGAGCCGGTTGCCCGGCTCCCTCCCAGCGATCAGAGACCGCCGTAGTCGTCGTCACCGCCACCGAAGCCACCGTCGTCGTCATCGTCGAACGACGAAATGGCATCGTCCTTGGAGATGCCGCCTTCGGAGATCGGAGTGTCCTCGCGGCGGAAGCGAACGGCGCGCAGGCTTGCGTTGATACGCTTGCCGTGCTCATTGTCCTGCCACCACGGTTCGAGCAGCATGTCGATCCGATAGCCCGCCTTGATGGTGCCCTTGATGTCCTCAATGTCCATCTCGGACTTGTCCGGGTTGAGCACGACGGGACGGTTGTCAGTCTCGCGACCGACGACGATCCATGCGTCCTCGTACTCGGTCTTGCCGGACAGTTCCCCGTCACGGCAGAAGTAGGCATCGGCCTTGATTTTGCCGCCCTTGTTGCGGTCGTTGAGCATGTCCTGACAGAAGTCAAGGACCGCCTTCCGGGCCGCTTCATGCGTCGAGTTCGGCATGATCCCGGCGACAGAGTACGCAGGAGTGTCCTTCTGCGGATTCTTGCACCACTTCTTGTCGAGGTGCGGATATGACGCCCGCACGTCGGCAACCAGAATGGTGCCATCGCTGTAGACCTTGAAGTTCTCGCCTGACTTGACGACTTTCCGTTGTTCAGCCATTCCGATATTCCTTGTTTCACGAGTTTCCGAGTCAGCCGTCGAGATCATCGAATGCTGACGCTGCTGACGGCAACCCTTCCCGCTTGTCATGCGCTGGGATCATCGTCAGCTTCCCCGGCGGCTGGTAGACGAAATCCGCCAGTCTGGCATCATTCGCTTTCCGGCTACCGCCAAGGGAAGCTCTTAGTAGCTCAACCGCCGTCGCGGGGGAAATGGTTTTGTGGTCGTACAGGTCGATCTCGGCGATCCCCTGCCGCATCAAATACCGCCGGGCAGAATCCCAGTCGGTCCACTTCCTGTTCCCCGCACGGCCCTTGCCGAGCTTCTGTCCATCTACCTCCCGCCCAAGCTCAAGCTCGTGCAGGAGGTAGTCATAGGCCTCACGGAACCACTGCTCCAAGGCCTGCCGCCACTCGTAAATCCGAGCGAGCTTATCGAGCGGCATCACGCGGAAGTCCGGGAGCACCGGGCCACCGACGATTTCCTGCTGGATCACGGCCACGGCTTGCTCGGGCGTGTAGCCGTCCGGGATGTCATCGAAGCTGTCTTGCGCGATCAGTCGGACGGCATCGGCTCTCGCCGGGCACGCGAACCGAGCGGGACAATATTCGCAGGCGACAGGATCGGGACGATACGGTGCGTTAGGATTCCATGCTTCGTGCGCAGCGTCACGATAGCGTTCGCCGAACTCCAACAGCGTATTGCGGTCAATAGTCCACGAGTCATAGTTCTCTCGCCTTGGCTGGCATATGCTGATCTCGATCTCTTGGAAGTCGTACAGCCAGTCAAGCTCCTCGAACGCACCAAGCGCATAGGCCAGACCTTGCTCATTCTCGCTCGCGTCAACCCAGACCTTGCCGTATTTCAGGTCTTTGACCTTGAGCTTGCCCGGCATAGCCCGGATCGCGTCGGACGTGCCGAAGCTCGGAACCGGGGTGTATTTCGAGAGGTTGACCTTCACCTCGACGAAGAGACGGCCTTCCTGCTCGGTCGAGACCGCCTCGACGTACTCTTCGATGTACGAAATCATTTCGTCGGTAATCGTTATCTCGAAACCGTCCTTCTCGTGAACGGTGTCGAGATGACGCCACGGGTTGCCGTTGGTAAGCCAGTCCTCGGCAAGCCAGTGAGCAACCGAGCCTTCGGCTGCGTAGCGGGTCGGCTTGTCTCCCGCAAGGTAGCCCTCGATCAGCGACCGAGGGCACCTCATCCATCGGTGTGCAGACGACGGGCCGAAGATCGAATGCCCCGTGGCATTCTTCTCGGCGAGCATCTGTTCGGTGATAGGGTGTTCAGACATTCCCGTCCGGACCCTTTTCGATCAGGTCCATGAGATAGTCGGCAGACCGGTTGTGCCGCTCGGGGTCGTCGCTCGGCTGGCACTTGCCTGCCTTGTCGTCCTCTTCCCATTTGCGGAGTGCCGCAGCCAGTTCGGCCTTGGTGCAAGTCATCTGACGCATGATCGACTCCTTGAGAGGGTGAGAGGCGGCGCAGGCGTTGCAGGCCCGCTAACCGCCCCTCTGTCTGCCGCCGGACACGCGGCCCGGCGGCTGGACGATCAGAGACCGCCGTCGCCGTCCGCGACTTCCTCGTCGAGCTTGGCGACCGCCAAATCCCACGAAGCCTGCCACTTGTCGGTGTCGGCGACGAGCATCGCCAGCTTCTCGTAGCCGCATTCGGTGATGAGGGCCTTGGCCGCTGCATCGCCGTGCTTCTTCTGGACTTCGAGAAACTTGTCGCGAAGCTGTTCGGCGGTGAAGTCCGGCTTGGCCGGTTTGTCCTTGCCCTTCGCCGCTGCCGGTTTCGCGGCAGCGCCGCCCCCGGCGAGCAGCTTGTCCAGCTTCGCCTCGATACGTTCGAGAATACCTTCGGACATTCGTCGTTCTCCTGTTCGGATGGTCCCGCCGAATCGGCAGGCCCCGAATACCTACCAGACCCCTGATGAATGTCAATCCACAGGGCAGACTTGCATTCATCCGGCTCTTGGAGCATGGTCCTCGCGAATCGCTGGGGTGACGTATGTCAAAGCTAAGCATGATGCGGGTGCCCGAATGGGTCAAACCCGAGGACTACCAGATGTTTGCCTGCCGCTTGGCAGCCGTTTACCACAACAAAGCCGGGTCCATCGGGCAGATGTCCGAGGAGATCGGTCATGCTCGCAGCGCCTTACATAACGCGCTCGCGGGTGGCGGCCTGACGCCCCAACACTGTATCAAGCTGGAGGAACTGCTAGGTCGGGAACATTTTCCCCGAGAATTTTTTCGACCTGACATCTTCGTCGCCGAGGGCTGAAAATGCCCGCAAAGCGGTATCTTGAAGAGTACGGGATTCTTGTCGCCCGAAACGGCTACGAGGTAATCCCGATCATACCGGGGGAGAAGCGTCCCTACGGCAAGAAGTGGCAGACCTATGACGGGTCAGAGGAAGGCGTTTCCGACTGGCTGAAAGCCGGTAAAGGCGATCACGGGATCGGCATCAAATCCCGGCATACTCCCGCCGTTGACATCGACGTTCTCGATCCTGCCGTCGTCAAGGAAATCCGCGAAATGGTTTTCGCGATCCTCGGCGAAGGGATGCAGCGTATCGGCCTGCCGCCGAAAGAGCTTCTGGTCTACCAGACCGACGAGCCGTTCCCGAAGGTCGATACCGGCTTCTGGCTGGACAACAAAGGCCGTACCGTCAAGGTCGAAATCCTCGGCGACGGGCAGCAGTTCGTCGCGGCCCATATCCACCCGGATACCGGCAAGCCCTACCAATGGTTGAACGGACGCTCGGTCCTCAAGACTCCCCGCGATGATCTCCCGATCATCCGGCAGGATCATGCCAAGGCTATCCGCGAAGCGGCAATCGAAATCTTCCTCGGCCACGGGTGGACCAAGAAGCCCGGCAACGTCACGCGCATGGATGCCTCGGGCTATGATCCCGACGACCCGTTCGCCGCCGTGCGGCAGAAGACCGACATCTCCGACTCCAAGCTGTTCGACCGCCTCATGCTCGTGCCCTCGTCCGAGGAGTACGATATGTGGTTCCACGTCGGCATGGCGCTCTACCACCAGTACGACGGCGAGCAGTACGGCCTCGATCTCTGGCATCAGTGGTCAGCGACCGCCGATAACTACGACGCCGAGGCACTGGACAAGAAGTGGCCGACGTTCAAGATCGAAGGCAAGGATCGTCCGCCGATCACCGCCCGGTTCATCCTCGCTCGTGCCAAAGAAGTAGAGACGGAGACGAACGAGAAGACGCTGGCGGAGGTGCTGGAGGGCGTCAGGGAGGCCAGAGACCTGCCTGCACTGGAAACCGTTTGCGAGAAGATCAGGACGACCCAGTTCTCCGTCGTCGTTCGCGAGATGCTGATCGGCAAGGTCAAGGATCGCTTCAAGGACATCACGGGCATCCCGCCCCGGATCGGCGTTGTCCGCGAGATGACCCGGTACGAGTCCAAAGAGAATCAGGCCATGCCCGGCTGGCTGAAAAACTGGGTCTACTGCCAGCACGACAAGTCCTTCTTCAACACTGCCGACCGCCGCATGATCGACAAGGCGTCGTTCGACGACTCCCACGCCCGCCTGCTATTGACGCCCGAGGATCGTCTGCAAGGCAAGTCGGTCCCTGAGACTTCGCCGAGCGCGGCGGCCCTCAACCTCTACCAGATTCCCGTCGTCTACCTCCGCCAGTATTGGCCCGGCATGGACCGGCTCTACCGGATCAACGGCACACCCTACGTCAACAGCTACACCGATGAAGGTATCCCCGAGCCTCCCGGCGAAATGACTTCGCCGGAACGCGAAGCAATCCAGATGATCGAAGATCACTTCAAGCATCTGTTCGCTAACGAGCGAGATCGCTCGATGCTGCTCGATTTCATCACCTACATCGTCCAGAATCCCGGTCAGCGGATCAACTGGGCAATCCTCATCCAAGGTGCCGAGGGCGACGGCAAATCCTTCTTCTCGCTGCTCCTGCAAGCGGTGATCGGCGAGAACAACGTCAATATCGTCCCCGGCTCCGTGCTGGAGGAGAAATACAACCCGTGGGCCGAAGACGCGCAGGTCTGTTTCGTCGAGGACGTGCGGCTGCACGGCAATAACCGCTTCGACGCGATCAACAAGCTCAAGCCGATGATTACCAACACAACAGTATCCATTCGGCGCATGAATACGAACCTTTACAAAGTTCTCAACACGATGAACTACATCACGACCGCGAACATCAAGGATGCTCTGCCGGTCGGTGACGATGACAGCCGATTTTTCCCCCTGTTCACGCGGTTTCAGTCTCAGACCGCGATCCGGTCGTTCAAGAAGGCTTATCCGGACTACTACAAGCGACTGCACGGCGCGCTGGAGTTCGCTGGAGCGATCCGGAAGTGGCTGCTGGAGCGACAGCTAGGCCCCGAGTTCGATCCGAAGGAACGCGCCCCGGTCTCCAGCTACAAGGCCGAGATGATCGAGATGAATCGTTCCGACGAAGAACAGGCCCTTCTCGATTGTCTGGAGGAGAGCGACCGCAAGGACTTCTCGTCGATCCTGCTCGACAGCGGCCTGATCGTCGAGCAGTTCATGGACAAGGACGCCCTGCCGCCGCAGACCAAGGCCCTAAAGCGGCTCCTCTCGACCCAAGGCTTCTCGTTCCTCGGGCGATACAAGATCGGGGGCGAGAAGCGCCGCTTCTGGTCACAGAGGCCCGAAATCTGGTCTGAGGACGAGGAGCGCCGGGGCGACGAGATCAGGGACTTCCTCGATCCCGAGGGCCTGTAAAGCGGTCTTGCCCTTCTCAGGGGTCTAGCCCCATGCAGAGACAGAGAAGCCCGAGGAGCTAGATCGGCTCCTCGGGCTTCATGCTGCAAGGTCTCGAAAGGTCGAGGCCAGCCTTAGACCGGCTGGCGGGCCGAGTCAAGCCATCTCGCCGCAACCCCTGCCGACGCGCCCGTGATCCTCGCCGTCACAGAAGGTCCGCCAGTCAACCCAGCCCTTCGGGCAGTGGAATCCCCAGTCCCGTTGCCACGGGCCGAGGAAGCAAACGGTGATCGCGATCTCACCGGGCGACAGGATCAGCCGGTGTGCATCGGTCGCCCGACGATGGATCATCGTGCCGGGACCGCGCCACTGCTCGGGCAGACCGGGCCGCTCCTCCGTATAGCCACCTTGCAGGACATAGCTGGTGAAATCCCACGGGTGATCGTGCGGCACGTCTTTATCGGATCGCAGAATGCGATGAATATAGACGCCGCCAGCCGGATTCCGGGGAACGACGAACCAGCGATCCATATACGGAGTCTTGTCGCCGTCCTCTATTGTGAAATCCGGGTCTCGTGAATCCATGATCGAGAGCGCCCACGCCAGCATCTCGGCCACTTGGCCGTGCTCGATATTGATCGCCACTATCTCTCTTCTCCTCTGGCGAGGTGGAACAGGGCCTCAAGGCAAGCCTTGACTGCCGGGTCTTCCACGTCGTCAATGTGGTTGTAGAACTCGGTCTGCGCATCCCGCCGCTGGTCCATCGCGTCATGGACCGACTGGCAGGACCGGCAGACGGTCTCGCCGAGCGGCGGGGTGTTGCGGCGACACTCGGTACAGGGCGCTATATGCCGCCGCATCACAGGCCGCCGTGGTTGCGCTGCGCCAGTTCGGCCTCGACGTACTCGACCAGATACCAGCCGAATCCGATGACGACTTCCTGCCCGCGCCAGTTGACGACAGTCTGCGCTTTGCGGTCCTCGCCGCTGTCCTCCAGCGTCTTGCGCAGACTCGCGATGTCGCTGCTACGGAAGTTGCCGAAACGGGTGCTGATGCTCGGTTCGCTCATCTTCTTCCTCGTTGTGTTGCCAGCCGGGACGTGGAAGGCCCGAGCAAGCTCCAACCCCCTCGTATCCCGCTCATACTTCTCGCGAAGCTCCTGCGGCAGCAGGACCGCCATACCGGCGTCGATCCCCTGCCATATCATGTCGTATGTCGCCTCAAGGACGGTCAACGGGTCTGTCATTCAATGCCTCCAGCAGTTCGGATACTCGGGCATCACCCTTGATCCGGTAAAGCGACAGGAACGTCGCGAGTTGATAGCGGGCGACCGGATCGTCGAGATCGAGTACCGGCTTGCCGTCATCATCGACCGGGATAGTCGTAAGCTCCCGGATCGTCTTCAACCGGCGTCCGAGGCCCATCGCCAGAACCACCATGACCGGGATCACGAGGCTCATCAGGATTATGATCTCACATTTCGTCATCGTCGTCTTCCCCTTTCGTGATCTTGTAGGTCTGCCGGACGTATCCGACTTCGGCGGAGCCTCGGGTGCCCGCCTTGCGGTGCCAGCGATGGCGTCCGCAGTGATAGCACTCCCAGAACGGATTGCTCCGGGGATTCTGGTTGTCGGGTATCCACTGCCCGGCCTCGGTCATTATCCCGCCGATGCTGATCCATTCGTGCTCGCACCCGCGTTGCCCGCCTGAATGGCAGAGGTGCGCCCGATATTGATAGACCGGCATCATCTTGCCGAAACCATTTCCACCGACAACCCGGTCCTGTTTCACCGCGTCAAGGTCGATCTTGATCTCGCTCGCCGAGTAGAAGTGGACCCGCTTGCCCTTCCGAACGGCGGTACGCGGCGGCCCACCCCGAATGATCGTCCGACCGACTGGCCGGGACATCAGCAGGCGGAAGGCATCGCAGAGCAGCCAACCGAGTCGGGCTTGCGGGTCCGATTCGAGATCATCGAAACTAACACGGGTGCTACTACCCGAGCCGATGAACGGTCTGTCAGTGCCCCAAGGGATGAACAGCAGAGAGGCGGTCGGGCCGCCAGCCGTCTCGCAATCGACGATCAGAAGAGCTTCGGCCACGCCGCCGTCCTCGGTCCCGATCCAGAGACTCACCGTGTAGAGATCGAACGGGTGCGGGGCGAACGGCTGGATGTCCTGCACCAGCACGTCATCGACGGTCAGGGCGAGCAGGTATTCCGAGGCCTTGAATCCGAGCTTGAAGTGGTGCGAACGATGGAGCATCTGCCGCAGCCGGTTGCTGAGAAGCGATTTCCCTCCGGTCTCCGCAGTGATCGCGTCGAGCAGCCGGGGGTGCGCCCCTTCCGGGATCGTCGCCATAACCCCGTCCCGCCGGAAGTCGAGCTTCGGAACGACAAGCTGATCCTTGCGCACGGTGACGAACTTGTTGTGTTTCGAGAGATCGACCTTCTCGTTCTCGTCGATAGGCTTCCACGCGCCCGAGTCGAGCTTGGCCTGTAGCTCCTCGGGCGTCATGCCGTCCGCCGACCGGATGTTGACGGTGTGCGTTTTCTTGCCTCGCTCACTAAGCGCCTCTGTCTGTGCTTTCGGGAACCTGTATCGCGGCGGTTTCTTCGGCATCAGAGCACCTTCGGCCTGTTGATCTTCGTGCAAGGCTCGTCCCGCTTGTCGCGGTATTGCTTGACGACGGTCGCCTTCACGCGAAGCTGATCGCCCTTTATCACGTACCTGTCCTCGTTGCGGTCGTACTCAAGCCCGAGTACCCATGGGGCCGACGAAGATACGATCCGGCAGCCTGCGTCGTCAAGGAAGACGTTCCAATGCGAGTAGATCGTCGGAAAGCTGCCGGTCTGCTCCGTATTCTGCCAGAGCAGCTTGACCAGAGTGAACTCGCGGCGCTCGCCGATCTCGCCGACAAAGCTGGCGGTCTCGCGGCGCTTCCGCTCCGCCTGATTTCGCGAAATGATTTCCTCGACGATCTCGACTTGCTTCTCGGTCGGGTCTTTGACCTGCACCGTGATCCGGTCGAGAACGCTCCGCAGTATCTCGATCTCGCCGTGCGCAAGCTCGGCCTCGATCTTCTTGATCCACTCGCGGTAGATCGTCAGCAGTTCTTGCTTCTCGCGATCCCGGCGCTCCTGCTCCAGCCGCGCCTTCTCGGCAGCCTTGGCGGCCCGCTTCTCGGCCTTCTTCACCGCCGTCGCGTCGAGCTTGGCATTCTGCTCGGCGGTGTAGAGCTTGATGATCTCGGGGTTGGGGTCGATCCCGTTTCCGCCACACCGATAGCAGGTCCAGCCGGTATGCCGCCACTGCTCGGCCCCGCCCGGACCCCCGCAACGGGTGCAGGTCCGCTTGCGACGGTGGGCAGGCTTGGCCGGATAGCCATAGGTGGTGTTCGCGGTGAAAGGATTGCCGGATCGGTCAAAGAGGGAAATCACTCGCGGCTCCTGAAAATACGGTCTCGACAGGAAATCCCCCTAGACGAGAAATCCGGCTGAGTCAACAGGGGTCGCGACGGAAAACGAAGGGGGGCCATATCAGGGGCCGAATCGAGACTTGGCCCCTCATTCGGCCCCTCGATTTTCCGATTGATGTTGATCTCGGCCACGGGCGGGGGCCGAAACAGGCCTGAAATTCCATTCGGCCCCTGATATGGCCCCTCACTCGGCCCTTCTTATCTTACTGTTTTTCCTTAATAAAAATAATATAACCCCATAGGGAGGTCCGAATAAATAGTGAATGTGATGTCTTGCATATGGAAAAATTTTTCGTTTGTCGGTAGATCATGGGTACGAATATGCCTGTTTGATTTTTCCTGTATAGGGAGAGGAGAGCGGACCAGTTTTGGCCCCTCTCGGGGAAACCGACAGGAAAATTACTGTGACGGGAACTTCCTGTCGAGATACTGGAGGGTTGCTGAATCAGCGGTAACGATCTCGCCGAGCAATCAGGGGAATCAAAAGCGGATCGTTCCGCATCTCGCGATATGCCGGAGTTCGTTCTGCGAAATCATTTCGGGCGAGGCAAGGTCGTGACGAAATCGGGAATATTTCGACGAAAGCGGCTC